GGAGCCTGTCTTTCGCCATCCGGTGGGAACCGTGTCGCGATGCGGGGCGGGCTGCGCTTCCGGAAGGATCGTCCCAATCTTCCCGGTCGCTTTGGTGCGGAATTCCTCGGCCCTGGCCTGCGCCGCGCGCAGGTTCTCGGCCAATTTGACGAAAAGCGGGTGCATGTGGCCCGGCGCGATCTTGACTCGCACCGGCGAGCCCTCGACCTTGATGCCGCGCAGCCAGTCTCCGGCGCGCTTGTGGGCCTCGGCCATCATCTGACCGATCTGGAGCCAGCGGGTATCCTCGCGCCAGTAGGCGGCCTGGCGGCAGGCACCCTCGACCAGCTCGAGCTTGTCACGGAGCGAGGAATAGGCCCGGCCCTTGCGCGGACGCGTCGCCAGCTTGTCGCAATCCTCCGCGGCGAGGCGGAAGTTCTCGGCAAGGCAACTGAATATCTCTCGCTCGGTCAGGTTCCCCATGGGGCCGATTAGTGGGCGAAATCAGGCACATCTACAAGGCGTGTTCCGGGCTTTTGAAATTCGCATTAAACCGTGTTAAAGCAAAACATCCGCTGCGAATAAGGACAGCAAAGACATGAGCGAGATGGTTGAGCGCGCCGCCCAAGCCGCCTATGCGAAATGGATTGAAGGCGTCGAATCCTTGGAGCCTCCTTGGGAGCAAATGCCGCAAGATTTCCGCGACCGGATGATTGAAGCACAGCACGCTGCGATCGCGAGCATGCGCGAGCCAACGAAGGCTGTCCTGGATAGCGGCCGCGACGTCATGACGGATTACGACGATGCCGAGGTCTGCTGGCACGAGATGATCGACGAGGCGCTGCGGTGAGCCACCCTCTCGAAAAGAAAGAGTTCCTGTCCCGAGGCGAGTGCGCCACGTATCTCGCCCATCTCGGCTACCCGATCTCGGTCGGGCGGCTGAACAATCTGGCATCGAACAACAACGCCGGCGGCGGTCCGCCGTTCAACCGCGTGCGGTGGTCGCGGGTCTATTACCGCCGGACGGACGTCGAGGAATGGGTCAAGAAGAACACGGAGCACGTCGCATGAAGAACGGCACTATTATCTTGCTGGGAGCGCTTTGCATCTACTGCATTGGGTTTCTCTTTGGATATCAGGCTGGCCGTGTTCCCGTGCGCTATCAGATGATAGGACATCAGCAATGAAAGATTTGGAGCGAGTCAATCAGGACGCGATCGATCGCGTCCGCGTCCCCAACGAGACATATGCCAAAATGCAGGAGGAGCACAGACGCGCAGGCATCTTCGGTGATTCTGTCTGGGCAGAGCCGATCAAGTTTGCGGTTCTCGAATTACCGGTCCGTGTGCCCCTTCGCTATCGGTTCTGGCGCTGGATCGGCGAAGCTCTCATTGAGGCTGGCTGCTGGTGCCGAGATATCGACCGCGATGACCTTTACCTATAGGAGCACGTCGCATGAAACGCCCCAAGGATCTCCCCGAGATCGGCGACCGCGTCGAGATGAAATACCGCGGCGCACGGGTGTTCGGCGTGCTGGACAGCTTCAACCCTGAGACCGACTGGGCCGCCGTCACATGGGAGGCCGGCGGCCCGACCCTGTGCCACCTGTTTGAACTGCGTCGCGTTCCAACCCAAGGAGAGACCACATGAAGAAGCCAAAACCCGTGACCTTCCCCGGCACATTCGCCGACGCGCAGTCCAGGGTGGTCATGCTTTCCGACCCTTCCGGCGCATTCGGCCGCGCCATCGACGACGCCGCGTCCAGGCCACCAAACAAGGCCCTCGCGAAGCTGCTTCGGTCGCGCAGTCCGTGGGAGCGGTGCAAGCCCCCTCCGGGCTGGGGCGCCGCTGCGTGCTGCCCGATGGTGTGCCGATGACCGTCAAGATCATCATCGCGGCGATCGCCCTCGTATGCACTGGCTGGTTCGTGCATTCCCGCTACAGCCTCCGGCCCTGCACCGTGCGGACCATTTCTGAAGCCGTGAGATTCGCCGACTCACACCCGGAATGCCACGGCTCGATCTACGTCGAGGCGGGTCCGGAATGGGATGCCAGTTTCCCGAGCCTGTGGCGCGCTCGGGCCATGGTGGGAGAGATGCTGAAATGAACGAACTGAAAGAGAAGATAGCTCAAGCGTTCGTTGGAGATCACTGGCACCCAACGGTGCCGTTAGCTAGCCTTAATTTTAGTGACACCAGAAGGTTTAACAGGCTTGCTGAGGTTGCCATGACTGCGATCGAAGCGGCAGGCTATGCCATAGTTCCGGTAGAGCCGACTAAGAAAATGATTGATTTCGGGCAAGGTGCTTTGGACTGTGTTCCTATAAATCGGTGTGTGCAGCAAGCTTGCCAAGTGTATCGGGCCATGATCGAAGCAGAGAAGGTGAAGCCATGACCCAGCCACCACTCTGCGACGACTGCGCCCCGGCGGACCTCAAATCCGCCGGCGGCCCGAAGTGCTATGCGTTCTGCACCGGGTGCGGGATCAAGCGCGCGTGCTTTGGGGATGATCCTGATCCGATGCCGGCGCGGGTGCCGCGGTATCGTCCGGCTTGAACCCGATCACGAGCTGGGCGCCGAGCCCGGCCGCCAGCAGCCGCATGGTCTGCAGCCTCGGATAGATCCTGCTGTTCTCGATCCTGCTGACATTGGTCCGCGGCACGCCGGCCTTGGCCGCGAGCTGCCTCTGTGACAGGCCCTGCGCTTCGCGCGCGGCCCGCAGGATATCTCCGAACACCGGCTGCTTGGGCATTAGGCCACCACCTTCGGCAGGCCGAGGATCCGATGCGACAGCGCCATCATGTTGTCGAGGCCGGTCTTGCGGTAGATGTTGATGCGGTGGTCCTCGACTGTCCGCGGGCTGATGCCGAGCGACATGGCGACCAGCTTCATGCCATGGCCCTTCACGGACAAGGCGAGCACCTGGCGCTCGCGCAGCGTCAGAACTCCCGGAAAGATGTCCTCAATGCTCACCGTGCGTGGTTCGGTCTCGGTATCCATGTCGTCCCCCTGGTTAAAACCTACTGTGCTCCGCCATGGCCGAGCAGCGCACTCAACGCGCTGTCGCCGCCCACCTGTGTTTCACTCAGCGTCTTGGCGGCCTGCACGCCGGCCATGGCCTGCTGCGGCGCCTGCTGCTGCTGCATTGCCTGATCTCGTGCCTTGTCGTGCTGCGCCACCTCGTCGTCGGTGAACAGCAGATCGGCCGGGATGTTCATCGCGTCGGCGAACTTGTCGACCGCCTTGGCCAGGTTTACCTTGCGAAGCGGATCCGGGACTGCCGCGGCCTTCGCCGCCGAGCTCAGCCCGCCCATGGTCGCGAAGAAGTCCTTCAGCCCGACCGCGACCGAGGACTGCTGGGCGATTCGCATGATCGACAGGAACGAGATCTTGATCGGCGTCTTGAGCAGCGAGGCGGGCCGGGCCTTCAGCATCTTCCGGCGGTCCATGATGTCCATGACCCGTTCCAGCGCGATCCGCAGCTCGGCCTCGACCAGCTCGATCACGGGCCCGAGCTTCTGCAGCCGCTCGAGGTCGCGTTTGGTGAGCTCCAGCTCGTTCCGGGGCTGCACGCCCTCCATCTGGGTGATCGCCATGAACACGTCGACGAACAGGGCCTTCTCGACCCGGGCGTTGACGTCCTTGATGTCCTGGATCATCGGCGCCAGAGCAGCCGGCTGGACCTCGAACAGCGGCCAGAAGCCCTTCTTACCTCCCTCGGTGTTGGTGTACGTGATGTTGCCGGGGATGATGGAACTCGGTTCGTTCTTCAGCTCAGGGTTGGCGCCCATCGGCGGCCGGACCAGCTTCTCGATGAATTCAGCCTTGCGCCTGGTCTCCTGCTGCACCTGCTTGTTGTCGCCCAGCGCCGTCATGCAGGGCGATCGGCCGTAGGCGTCGTTCGAGACGGTCGACCAGCGCATCGCGCCGAATGGCTTTCCGTGGAACCCGGCCACGCTCAGCGGCTGCGGCGTCTTCTTGCCCTTCAGCCAGTAGACCTCGCGATAAGTGAAGATTGCCGGCACCACCTTGATGTCGGCTTTGCCGCTCCCGGTGTTGCGCAGCGCGTAATTCGGCTCGATCGCGTGCGCGACGACATACTCCATGTCGTGGCTCGCGCCGCCCTCGGCCCATTGCTTCTGGATCTCGGCTGGGCACGCGTCGAGGCCGAACATCTCGACGATTTGAGACACGGTGTAGGTGAACTCGCGATAGAGCGTGTCGACCGACAGCCGCGCGCCGGCGCCGAGGTAATATTCCCCCGCACAGGGCAGGTAGAGCCGGATGACGTCCTCGAAGTCCTCGTAGATGATGAACGGCGCGGTGCCGAACAGTGCCAAGTCCTGGAACGCCTGCGCCATTTGATTGTAGAAGTTCGACCCTGCCAGGACGGTGTAGATCCGCTGCTCGGTGTCGTCGACCCATTCCTGCCCATCAGCATCAAGCTTGACCCATGGCAGCGCGCTCTCGAGCTTGATCCATGGCCGGGCCGGATTGGTGAGGCCGGACCACATGCCGGCACCGCAGGTCTCCAGCGCGAGCGTTCCGGTCGAGTCGATGATCGCGTCATTGATCGGGTTGCCCCGGTTCATCCGGTTGGCTACGGGCTCGAACCACGTGATTCGCTTCGGCATGAAGAACTGAGCGAGCGAGCGCCAGTAGAAATACCAGCTGGTCCGCCACATCCTGAGCGAGCCGAGCCGCGATTCCAGGTGGTCGAAGATCACACCCCATTTGAAGCTGTCCGGCTGAGCCTTGAAGCTGGTCGTGGCGGGCTGCTGCGACAGCAGGCTGGGCCCCATGTTCACGTACTGGGGCCGGGTGAACTGGCTCGCTTCCGGGATGGCGTTCATGCTCTATGAGCCAAAAAGGGCTTTCGACCCGCTCGTGGTTTGTGGATCCGGAGCGCCCTGTACCGAGGTCTTGACCGTTCCACCGGCTGACGCTGCGGCAGCTCTCTGGGCTGCTCCTGCGGCCTGTATCGACGAATCGGCCAGCGTCGGCGGGGTCGGAGGCGGCGGGGGAGGAGGGGGCGCCGCTGGTGCTGATGGAGCAAGAAAGCTCATGGATGGAGACCCCGCCGGTTAAAATCGCCGGGATAGTATGTTCCGGCAGGGTAATTGTCTAGGGATCGTGCCTATTTGCCGTGGAGGTTGATTTTTCCGGTGGGGCAAGAGCCGTGACTCATGCCTTTCTCGGCCAGCGGTCGAAGACGGCGCCATGAGCCGGGCGGGAGAGACGTACGATAAATGAACGTCTCATGAGTGCTCTGCGAAAGGCCTTTAAGGAAAGCCGCATTCTCGGCTTGGCGACGCGCTGCGAATGATGCGACTTGCTCCGCCATGAACTCCTTGGCGAAATATAGCGGATCGGCTTTGCATCGCTCGACCTCGGTCTGAGGTTCCGCGATTGCAGGCAGGCTCGGCTCCGGCTTCTCCGGCTCCCACCACGTGTCGCCCTTCATCTGCGCGCCGATGTCGCCGTAATTGTAGACGATGCTCATGATGTCCCCTCGTTTGCTCAGCTCAGCCTATTCTATTGGCAGAACACGTTCAAGGTCGTCGCGCCCGGCGTGGAGTTGAGCTGCAGCACGTTGATCCCAACCACCGAGACCACAACCTGCAGGCTGATCTGGAACGTCTGCGTGGTCGAGGTCGGCGGTCCGACATTCCATACGTTCACCGAGGCCGCGCCGGCCGGGACCTGAGCCTGCGCCCAGAACTTCGAGCTCGAATTGCACGTCGCGGGATAGGTCCACGTTCCTGATCCGGCGGTGTTCGTGGTGATCTGCGAGGACCCAGCCGCGGCGCCTGGCGGTCCCTGCGAGCCTGTTGCCCCTGTCGCTCCGGTCGGCCCCTTCAGGTTCATGGTCGGCCCGGTCCAAGCTCCTGCCTCCTTCTGGTAGACGTTCGCCGTGGTCGTATCCACCGCAAGGTCGGTGTTCGCGCCGATCGCCGGGCTCGGCACGCCGTTGGTCTGCCAGATTTGGGAGCCTGGGGTTCCGCTCGCGCCGGCCGGACCTTGAGGCCCTGGCATGGCGGGATCGCGGATCTGGCCGGACGTCGGGGGAGAAGCGAGCAGGGCGATTGCGACGACACCGGCTATGGCCGCGAGCGTCACCCGAATCCATTTTGTCATTTCTGCAAGCCCCACCCGATGCACCCGCGAAAGTAGCGCATCGGGCGGCTGGTTGCTAGGGGTTGTTGTGTCCTATGTTACTCGCTGTCGCCGGGCAGCGCGACGCGGCCGGGCTTGAAGATCGCGCGGTTGATCGCCATGAACGCCTGCTCGATCGCCGTCCGGCCGATTGCAAGCCAGCGATGATCGACCTTCAACTGGTCGTCCTTCGCCATCATGTCCAATTGCCGGAGGATTTCCTCCTCCATGTGCTTGTTCGCGTTCACCATGCTGACGGCATATGAGTTCTGTGGCTTGTAGCCGGAAACCGGCAGACCTGCGTGCTGCTTTGCTTCGCCCTCGCGCGTGTAGCCTTCCTCGAACGCCTTCGTCGGCGACCATGAGGCAAAGCCGTCGGCATATTGAACGAAATATCCCTTGTCCTCCTCGGAGCCGGTGAAGCGCTCGGCCCAGCCAGCTTTGGTTTGGAACGCTGAGCCGATCCCGCCATCCACAGGCGCGATCGTGGCCGACTTGTCCTCGTGAATCTCGATCGCGGCAATCTTGAGCGCGTGAACCGTCTTGTGGCTCACGTAGCGCGGCATTTCCTTCAAAGGTGCGTTCATGGTGTCGTCCCTATTTGAACGGGTCGTATGACGAATCTACGGCCGATTTCAGGTTGAAGCCCGCGTTCGCCTCGCGGAACGGGTCATAATTGGCGGTGTGCCGCGGCTTGACCAGCGTGCGCGACGCCCGCACCACCGGCTCCGCGAAGGTCAGCACCAGCGCGTCCGCCTCGTCGGGAGAATAGCCGAGCTTCTGCTTCACGAGCTTCTTGGGCTCGAGCAGCAGCCGATCGCCCTTAAAGGTGTAGAGCGTCTGGGTCAGCGCCGCAGTGATCTCCGGGCTCGGTGGCAGCGCGCCGCCCCGCTTGATCCATTCGCAGGCGTCGAAATACATCTCGGTCCGCTTGTTGAAATACCGCGAGCTCTCGTGCGCCTCGCCGGCGAACTGCACGCCGATCGGCGCTTTGTGCAACTCGACCAGCTTGTCGAACCAGCCCGCACCGAACCCGCCGGTCATGTCGATGAATGCGGCGTCAGCGCCCCAATCCTCCCATTTGCGCGCGACCAGGCCGGCGCCCTGGGTCGAGTTGATGTTCCGCTTCTTGATCATCGGGAAGCTCTGCAGGCCCTGCCGGCAGAAGATCACGCTCGCGTCGTCGCCCTCGGCAGCGACGTCGATGCCCATCACGCGCGCCGCGTCGCCGATCTCGTCGGGGCGGTAATAGCGCTTCATCGCCGCCTCGCATTCCTCGGTCGAGATCAGCGCGTTGAAATCAGCCAGCGGGAACTTGCCGAGCACGTTCACCATCACGAAGGGCGATTCGCGGCCGCCCCAATCCGCGATCTGCTGGCGGGCATGCTCCACCGACACGCGCGGGGTGCGGTTCGGCGCGTCAGGGTCGGCGGTGATCTCAATCACGTACCAGGATTTGCGCCCCGAGCTCGCGGCCTTCCACAGCGGCCCTGCGCGGCGGATTGGGTTGCCGGCCTGCACAATGTGCGCCTCCTTCGGGCTTCCCGAGAAGATTGCTTCGCACGTCGGCAGGATCGCGTCGGGATAACCTCCAGTCTCGTCCAACAGCCACATGACGTATTGCGCGTGGATGCCGCGCAGCGAGTTGCCGATGTTCGCCGCGTCGGCCGATCTGTCCCATGTCCGCGCCTCCATCTTCCACGTTTCGGGGGATTGGCGGTTGGTGATCGACTTCGTGGTCTGGTCGAACAGCTCGTTCAGCATCGGGTCGACATTGCGCCAGCGGGCTAATTCTGTCCAAAGATTGGCCTTGAGGTTGTCGCCCGAGATCGATGTGGCGCCGACGATCGGGTACGGCCTGGTCAGCATGAAATTCCAGCCCAGCCAAGCGAGCGTGCTGGTCTTGCCCGCTCCTGTGCAGGCCTGCAGCGCGATGCGGGGATTGTTCGGGAACGCCTCAAGCGCTTCGGCCTGCGCTGGGTCAGGCTTCACCTTGAAGCGCTCCTCGACGTAGGCGGCGGGATGCTCCCGCCACCGTTTCAGATTTGAACCTGCTTCGAGGTTGGGGTCACCCATCAGGCAATGGTTTCCAGCCGGGCGATCTGGCTGCTGATATTGGAGATCATCTCCCTGATGTTGTCCTGGCCGTCTTCGATGTTGCCGAGGGCGCCGCTTCGGACCGGCCGCGGCTTGGGAGAGCTTTCGCTCGCCGTCGATGGCGATTCGCCGAATGATCGGTTGAGCACACCACTGATGCGGTCTTGAATTGCCACGAGCTCATCGAAGCTAGCGCGCAGCTGCGCGTGGATCGAATCCAATGCGGTCTGCGCCGGAGCATCGGTTTTGTAGGCGTATTTCTCCGCGTCATGCTGTGTCGCCTTGGCGTAATCCATTCTGCTCTCCTAGTGATGCGCGGTGACCGCCGCGCGCTGGCCGCCAATATCGCGGCCCGCATCCTTCGTCCTCGCTCCACGTAAAATTTCCGCCAGGACACTCCCATATCCCATTCCCGTATTCTTTCTGAAAAATCGGATTATGGCCGGCTGGATTCCACCGCATTAGAAACTGACCGCAATCAGGGTCCATTACCTCGATCTCGGTCATATTGCGCGGAGCACTATCGATTGATAGCCATTCTTTCATCGTCACACCTCCATGTCATCAATTCCGCCAGGCAGCAGATATGAGCCATCTGCTAGTCTATGCGGCGTCAGATGTTCAACAAGCCGATCGGCCGCGCTTTTCCGCTCAGCCTTCCGCTTCGCTCTCGCCTCTCGCGCTTCTCGAATCAGACGCTTCTGAGCCATCATGTTCACGACTTCGCCCATTCTTTTACCTCAGACACTTCTGATTCAGAATGCTTATAAGGCTCTGGCCTTAACCGCAGCTCGCCCATCTTGCTCGTGCAGGCCAGCAGCGCGTGCGGTCCTCGTCCTCCGCCCTGCAGCTGAACAGCCACGGGCAGCTTATGCAACGCTTTGCCTGCGATTTCCACGATGGGTTGCGCGCTACGGTCACGGCTAGAAATCGCCCCACATGATGAAGCATGTGACAATCCCGGTCAAAGCAATGACCACGCCGAAGAAGATGAGGACGGGCGCAAATAGCGCAAAATCGTCATCCTCCGTCTCAAGACTTGGCCGGTACGCGATCTCGTAGTCCACGCCGCAGTCGCAATCCTCCAGAGGGCGGTTGCAGTGGCCGCAGCCGAGGTTGTGGTTCATAGCGCGCCTTTCCTGGTGATGCTGCCGTCAGACCCAATCAGGACCGCGTCGGGCAGAACATGGTTGATGAAGCCGTCCCCGCTCACGAACACGTATCCGGTTCCAAAGATCAGCATGTCACGTTGAGCCTTGGAAGTTTCGCGCCGGAGGATGCGAACCTGGCGCCATGCGGCCTTCCATTTCCCGCGCGGCGACATGCGCATCGACTTCAGTCCCGGCAAAGCATCCATCAAAGGACCGCGACCGTAAAGCTCACTCATCCGACCAGTTCCTTGCGCTTTTCCGGGCGAAAGATGCGGCGGAATCTATGCCACATCAGACCGCTCATGCCGCCAGTTACCCGCAGCGGATTGTCAGGCACGGTGTGCTCGATTTCTTCCATGCTCACAGATGGCTCATGGAAGACGCCGACGACGCGCCAGAGCTTGCCGTTGTCGTCCGCGTATACATCGCCCGGTTCCACATCCACGATCATCCGACCGGCTCCTTGTGTTTGGTGGTGTCGAGCATCGCGCGGAAGCAACTGATGTCGGTCTTGCGAACCGGGCGGAAGCGACTTCTATACCAAAACCCGTCGCCTGGTCTGCTATGCAGCTCGCAACAGTCGACCTTGACCATACCGCGAGCATCAACTGCAAGACGCTCGTATTCATTGCCGACGGCGAGACCACATGTCGCATATGTTGCGTCCACGCAGATCAATCTCATCGCAATATCTCCTTGCGCGTCACTGTTTCCCTCGCAGCGCGCTCTAAATTCCGGATGAGTGCGTTGCAGTTTCGCATTTGCTTCAGCCTGACCTCATGCGCGCAGACCGAGCAGTAGCGGCGCGGCTTGGATCGACGAACGTAGCTGAACGGCTCGCGGCAAACCTCACATTTGACCTGCGTCGGCTGCGGCTTGAAGTAGCGGCAGCGAATCCATTTGCGGTCGCTCATTGTCCTCTCACGAATGTGAAACCGTTCCTGCCCGGCTCCCTGAACCTGGCCGCCCGCGACGCCGTGTTATACGCCTTCGGGTAATCCGTCCCATCCTCGTTCACCCGCACCATTCGGACAAACTCCGCGCCGATGCCCGTGATGCGCACGTAGCGATCGATGCGCTTGTCGTTGTCTTTCCAGATCTGGCCGGGCGATGGGGTCATGCTCGGCGCCGACGATAGCTCAGCCGCGCGCGAGGGCTGGATTGCGTGATTGTCCTCGACTTCTCACGCTCCCAGTCCGAGTAGGCTGCATGCCAGTTGAGATGGCTTTGCGCTATCTTCTGAACTTTCTCAATCGAACTCATGATAATCCAAGTATCGAGCCACAACAATATTGCATAATATACGATCATCGTAGTCTTGCTCCCTCAATAATCCCGATGCCAGCCGCATATATGCCTAGCCAGATCAGGCCCTCGGCGAAGTAGATCATCACCGGCAAGGCTTGGTCTCTGAATTAGCCCAGTCGTATGCTGCGCGCGCGCTACGAAACGAAGCGAGCCAGACCTTGCCGCCAGTATCGACCTCGTAGACATGCCAACGATTGCGCCAAGTGGACCTGAATACCTTGATCATCTTCCCCTCCTCGCCTTCCGCGCCAAATGCTCGTTCTCGTGGATCCTGCCGAGCAGGTAGCCGCAGAGCACGGTGAATAGGAGCGCTGCGGCGGTCATAGTGCTGCCCTCGCACGCAGGGCGGCAGCACAAAGAGCGAGGGCAGGCGTCTCGCCCCACGAGTTTTTATCTGGATCATTGTGACCAACCCTGGCACAGATCGTCAGACCACCATTCGTGTGCTCAATGATGTAGTCGTACCCTTCAGGCACCAGTGTCAGCGCTGCGTCCAAAGAAGCGGTGTAGCGCGGGAGGTCAAAGTCCTGATCGTCGGAGTCAATCACGCTCCGGTATGCTGCAAGGTAGTCCGACATTTTTGCATCAGGATTGATGATCCGGCCGTGTCTATCCATCGTCGGCCAAATGCCATCTTCAATGGCCTCAATATGAATTTCGAAATCGAGCACTCGGAGAGAACCCGTCGCCGTTTCGCACGTTGCTGCCAACTTGATCAATTTCTCATTCATCTCTCATCCCTCCCTGAATTGAGCGCCCGCGCGGCGCCGATGGAGTGAATCCGGCCGCGCTGCTCGCCGGGCTTTGAGGAGCTGTTCCTGGAAGTCTGGCCTCCTCGCATTCCCCGGAAACTGTTAGTTTCCACGCTCCTCTGCCTTGCGGCGATCCAGCGCTGCCGCTGCGGCGGCGCCGATCTCCTCGGCTTCAGCTTCAGCTTCGGCTTTGCGGCGATACCACGTCGAGCGCGACATCCCAGCCGCTTCCCACGGCCTGTCACGTATCTCGCCGATCCGCGGGCGCCCGGTCTTGCGTTTGGCTTCTGACGGGCTGGGCGCTACTCCAGCAAGGCCGTGATTTAGATCGCGGTTCACCCGGTGAACTCCGGCGCGATCAGGGTCTGGACCAAGCCCTTCCTTTGCACGTCTGCTTCCCGTGCCGCCGTCAGAACTCTTTGGCGCCGGATCTCGACCGCGCGCCGTGTCTTGCAATGGGTTTGGCTTCGACCGCGCCACGTTCGCCTCTCTCAAGGCGCGCAGCTGGTCCAATTTGGAAGGTGCATTTGCCATAGCCGAACCATGACACGGTTTTAAAACAGTTTCAATACTATTTCTCGGATTCGTCCGGCTCGTGCTCGATCACCTTCGGCTCGGGCAGGTCAGGACGGAACGAGAGGTTCACCAGCTCCGCCAGGCTCACGCTCACGTTCATCTGCGTCTCGTGCCGGTCGCGCCACTCCGCTGGCCGGCGGTTTTTCAGCCAGAAAATCATGGCGGTGGTGTCGGGCGGGACGTGCTTGACCACGGGAACGCGGGTCACGACGCCGTTTTGGCAGAAAACCTCCTCGGCCTCGTAGGAATAGCCGGTGGCCTTGTGGAATAAGGTTCTGACCACGCGCTCGTCGGGAACGTGTTTGCCGGTTTTTAGGGCGGAAAGAAATTCGGGGTGGTCGAGCTTCCAGTGGTTGAGGGTTTTTTCCGATACTCGCAGCAGCTGTGCCACTTCGAAGTCGGTCATGCCGGCTTCGAATGCCTTTGCGGCCCATGGCACGAACTCTGGCCGGTAGGCAGTGATACCTTTGGGCCGGCCGCGGCCTCGTTTTGGCTCGGCGGCCTGCTTAGCCTTTGGCTTCTTCCTAGGCTTCATCGCACCGCCCATTTTGGATCGGTGTAATCGTATGTGCCGTTCTCCAGCTCAGCCTTGTAAATCTCGTACAGGGCCTTGAGCGGCTGGCGCACCTTCCGCAAAGGAATAAGGTCTAGCGAAATCCCCATCTCACACCGTCGAGGGATCAGGTTGTCGACCGTCCATGGGAATGTGGTGCAGGTGCACTTACTGCCCGTCCATGGGCAGTATTGAACGACGCTGTACTCGTGGCAAGCCGTTGATTGCATTGGTGTCCCCATGGCTGCTATGGATAGCAGAGGAGATCAGCGACGGGCAAGAGGGCTGGGAGCCCATTTGCGGTGCTCCCAGCTAGTTTCGGGTCGGCAATGAAATGAAACCGCCCGGTTCAGCGCCATCCTTACAGGTTGGCAGTCGTCGTGGGTGACTATTTGGGCAGGAACGGGCGCATGCGTTCCGCGCCGGCTCGGTGATTGTTTCCGTCGAAGTAAGCCTGCTCGATCTCGCGCTCGGCAACCTCGATCAGCTTATCGAGGGCAATTTCCGCATCCAATTTTGCACCTTCCGGCAATGCCCCGAGCCAATTCGAGACGCCTATTTTGGCGCGACGGAGCGGGGACTGCAGTTCTTTTCGATCACCCATGGTTTTTTTCTCCTCATCCTCTACGCAATCGCTGCGCGGGCGCGATTAAGTGCGGATCTCTTGGCCGACCATCGCAATCCGCGATATTTTATCGCACGCCCGGCAGGAACGACTTCCCTTCGGGCTGATGCGAGTGTTTTGCTCGGTGTACTCGTGGCCGTGCGGCGAGCGAGTCAGCGATGCGAAGGATGTCGTTCGATATCGTGTTCCAAACCAACATCGACATGTCCATCTTGGTGTTCGCGAGCCGTTCAAGATGATGTCGTAGCAACTGGCCATCGCCACTACTTGCGGCTGCCACCGGCTCCGCACTTGAGCGGAGCGCGGCGACTGCACGTCCCAATAAGGATAAGTCACGCGCGCTCAGAAGCTTCGTGCGAAGCGTGGATAGTTCGTCCGCCAGCTCCAGCCTTGCGTTGTTCTCGCTCATGGTCGGATGCCTTTCAGCAGATATTGTTTCTTGGACCGATTGGCTTGTTTGCGCGACTGGCGCTTCTTGATCGGAGCCGGGGAACGAGGCTCGGCTCGTATCTCGGCGCCTGCTAACAACCCTGCTGCGGCTGCAGCCATTGCCATTCCAGCAATAAGTGATCGGCGCGGTGCGCTCATGATCCTGATCCCGTTGATGGGTCCTTGGGGAGGCGGCGATTTTGGCATCGCAAATGCGACGGACCGCTTCCGCGACAAACGGCGCTTCCGGGTCCTTGCAGCATCCGACCAAATCAGCGGCGGCGACATCCAGCGCCTTCCGCGCCTCCGCCAACTGCGCTTCCAGCGCTTCGATGCGGGCGTTCTTCTCCGCAATCTTGTTCCATGCAGTTACCTTGTCGGTGCTATCAGCAAGCTGCGCCTCCAGAGAGGCGATGCGGGCAGCGGAATCCTTCTTGATGTCAACAGCTGCTTGGAGCGCGCCAAGCAGCTCGACAACAAGATCTTCTTTAGAAAGCTGCATCAGCTTCTTCCGTACGGTATGCAGATGATCCTTCAGGCCGTCGCTCATGGCTGACGTTCCTTCTTCATCCCGGCAATCACGGCATCAAGCCGCGCGACCTCGGATTCGAGCCAAGCAATCCGCCCATCCCGCTCTCGGATGGCGTCGCTAAGGTCAGGCCGGGGGAGTTGGGATTTCAGGGCGTCGTGCATGATGTCACCTCTTTCCGTAGCTATACGAGCGCTTCCCGAGCGCAGTGGCAACGACTTCGCCCCTGTCCCAGGCGCGTTTGCTGAGCAAACCGCGCATGCGCATCTTGCTGGCGATACGTCGAGTAGATGGCATCAGCCATTCGCGCGGAAGCGTTTCGCCGACCACAAGAGTCAAGCGGTTTAGAATTTTGTATTCTGTTGGACTGAGCTTCACTTCTGCGCCCTCCCGATCGAGGCGAAGGCGGCGCGGGCAACATCACATGCGCTTTGCAATGGGTCGCCTTCCCAATCCGGCGGCATTGTGGATCGGAAATCCAGTTCTGCGCGCAAGATGTTCTCCAACGCCTCCACCAAAGCCGGCACTGCTGCTATCAGTGCCGCGTTGTCGGCGATGTAGAGGGGGCGAACCTCAAACTTCCCCTGCTCAGCCATTGATGCCATTCGTTTCTTCTGCTCGCCAAGGTCGCCGTCAATTTCTCGCCATTTCGACCAATTCCCACCAATCCTAACTCTGGACTGCCACGCCGCTGGCTCCGCTGCCGATTCAACCTTCTCCTCCAGATCCACGATCTTCGTTTCCTGGTTGCCGTTCTCGGTGCGGAGATCGCGGATGAGATCGGCGGCAGCTTCGACGGTGCGCTGTGAGAACGGCAACAGATCGTTGCCTTGCTGGAGATGGTCCAGCTTCTTCAGCACCGCTTCGATCTTGTCGTGGTCCATGGGTCAGGCTTTCTCAAATTCGATGCGGGTGACGATGGTGTCCGGTTTGCAGCCTTTGTGGCTGTCACAGAAAAACTCAACGAAGCCCTTCGTTGTCATCTGCGGAAACCCTTCACGCTCGCACTCTTGTACGCCGTATGCGCGATCATCAACCATGCGTCGCAACGGCTCGCGCCGAACGTCCTTGACGCGGATCAGGCCTAGCCGCTTGACCTTGCCGCCTTTGCCGAGGCCCATGGCCTTCTCGACGGCCATCAACGTGCCGCCAGCCTTCAGCGTGAGCCATCCCATGCGGCGGGTCACATCCTTGGTGCCGGCGATGAACTGCGGTGTCGTCATGGAAAAGGAGATCATGCGAGGCATGTTCAGGCCCTCACCGGCCGGAACTGTGTCAGCACCGCCGGCCGCTCGGCCGCGAACACCGCGGCATACGTCGCGTCGAGCGCATCGAACGCGGACTGGAACGCCGCCTTCTCGCCGCCGCCCAACATGCGTGACGCGCGCAGCTCGGCGTGGAACACCTTGCCGGCGATCTGCCGGGCGAAATCTTCAATCGGCATTGAGATCGTCCTTTTTCTTTATGGTGAGGGAAGGTCGGTCAATCGCATCATCAATCTCCCAGCCGCGCTTTATGCGATTGAGAATAACCTTGCGATCAAGTTTTGTTTTCGAAACTCGAATCGCGGTCATAAGAGGCATCCGCTCTCCATGGTAAACTACATAGACCGTGTTTCTTTTATTGTTTGCCTGCTCTAAATCTGTAGCCCAGCGACAATTCCCAGGCTCATAGTTACCGTCATTATTGATCCTCTCAATAGAGTGGTTACGCGACGGAGATGGCCCCAAGTCGGAGAGAAAGTTCTCAAACCCGCCTCCTATTTTGTTCCACCTGTCACACACGGAGATCCCTCGTTGCCCGTATTTATAATACTGCGAGCTTCGACTATCATTGCACCGACTTCTCATGTTAAGCCAAGTATAATACTCCTTACTTTCCGACTTTCCATGCGTTTTCGATCTAGCTTTAAGCTGCTCAATCTTAGCGCATCCACAAGAAGCCGTGTCTCTGGCTTTTAAGTTGCTACTGCTTGTTTCGGTCGTATTCCCGCAATCACATCTACACAGCCAGCGCGCTTTACCGCCTTTAGAATTGGTCGCTCTGGCGATTACCTGTAATCGCCCGCACCTATATCCAATCATGTCAATTATAGGCATTTCCATTATGTTCCAAGGCAAACGGATGGCCGGCCGCCGTGTTGATCAGCTTCGTCTGGATGCCCGGCCTGGGCCGGACCGGCGCGCTGTGCATGGTCAAGACCTTCTCGTGTCGCATGATGGCTCACTCCTTGAGGCTGGCGAGGGCGTCACGCGCGATGCGCTTCATCTCGCTGTCAGGCAAGCATCTAAATGGAAAAACCGTATCCTCTGTGCCGCTTGCGATCTTCTCCAGGGCCGCGACGAGCTTCGCATGGGCATTGCAAGCCTTGACGATCAGGGCGGCATTGGCTGCGCTCTCATCTCCGCGAGACATGAAGCAGATGCGCATATGTGGGCGATCGTGCTCTACGATATGGATGTTCCATTCCATCCCGTCGCGGTCGTCCGGATCAGCAAACCACGGCAGCGGCGAATGTTCAATCTTGTCCGTCATCACCACCCCCTCAGCCACATGAACTTCGGCGTCTCCGCCTGCGCCGCGATGATCGCCATGTTGCGATCCGTCAGCAGCTTGTTGTACACCCGCCGAAGGCCGAACTTTATCGCCTCTCGGTAGCTGATCGGGCCTTCCATCCGGCTCCGCGCCGCGATGATGCTCCGGGCCTCGGCGTGCGCCGCTTTCATGCATTCGCTCATGGTCATGCTAGTCGCTCGGTGGTTGGGCCGCATTCGCGCGGCCGGAGGTGTCAGTTAACTAGCAAGTTCATGCAAGTTCCAGACTCATATTCACCGCGATAATTGCAACGCCCACCAATCCCGAACTGACGCGCATAAACGCGATAACCGCTAAGTTCCGGCCATTCTGCCACATCGCCCTTCATGATGCGCTCGCCAACCTGAAAGCCAAGCTGGCCTGAAACAGTCTTGCCATTCCCATCAGGAAGAATGATGCGGGTGAATTTGGTGCTCTCATTCATGTCCATCTCCCGTCGTGTTGCTGTCGCCTCTTGCAAACAAATCATAGAAGCTTCCGGGAGAATGTCAACGGATCAATTTGACGATTTGGCGATTTTTATAAGAAGGTCCCGGAACGGAATCGGCGTGGCCGCCCTGATCCTGGACCTGTCCTTGCCATAGGCCATGACGCCCGACCGCCGAGCTTTTTCATATCCGTGCCTCTCGACGGCAATAGGCGACAGGCGTTGCTCGGCCCGCCCCCAGATCAATTCTGGAAGCATGCACGGTTCGTGCGCAAGCAGCCAAGTCGCCTTGCGCGCTATGTGCCCATAGTGCGCTTGCTCAACGTGAGCGACAGCAAAGCCGCCAGCGAGGCGCCAGCCGCCGCGATGATCAGGCTTTGGCAGATCAAACGCGTCCCATGCTTTCGAATAGGCCGGGTGTTCGAGCACGCCACCGCACAGCACCAGGGACCGCAGGGCAGCCTCAAAGCAGCCGTTATCATCACCAAGTTGATATTGATGCGGCTTGCGCGGCGAGCCGTGCCAGTATCGGCCCCAGCGCTCACACGGCGGATGCGCCACGATGGGATGCGGGCCGCGGTAGAAGCGCGCATCGCGATCTGGTCCCCAGAATTCTACGTCTGGAAGCTCGGAATAGCATCCGGCTGGATCGACGAACAGAGCGGCAATCATGGGCAGCGGCTCCCCGGCGCGCCAGGTTCAGGTCCGAGCTCGGCTGCCCATCTGCCCGTGGCCTCAAATATCCGCTTGGCCTTCGCCCAATCGACCGTTGGCGCCGATGCCGACGGCGCCGATGGCGGGATCACGATCGTCTCGAACCGCTTCTGGTTGAGCCACCTCACAGCGTGGGCGATATACTGCTCGTCCTTGCCGCGCATCATGCGGACGAACACGGGCAGGACGGCTTGAACCTGCACCTGCTCCTCGTCGTCAAGCTTGTTCCATGCCCGGAAGGCCATCAGCTTGGAGCAGTTTAGCTTGCGGGGATACTGCGACCAGAACGATTCGAACTCGGGCGAGTAGCGCTCCTTCTTGGCTGGCGGCTTGCGCGGCGGCTTCTTCGGTGGGTCGATATGGGTTGGCGCGATGTCCGGGAATAGCTCAAGCACTTGTGCTGTCATGGATGGTTCCTCGGTTAAAATGCAAATTCCTCGGTGGATTGCTGGGCGAAGTCGCGATACCAGCCCTTCGGCCGGACGGCGTTGCAGGCGGGGTTGACGTAGGCCTGCACGGTACACGTAGGCCCATTTCTTTGCTTGCCGATGATTATTTCGATGTCGTTTAGACAGGCGATCATCTTTTCCTGCCAAACGCCGTGCTCCGGCGTTCCGGGCCTCGGCTCCTGGTACTGCAGGTAGTAGGCCTCGCGATAGACGAACATTACGATCGCCGCGTCCTGCTCGAGACTGCCACTGTCACGCAAATCAGAAAGCGTCGGGCGCTTGTTGTCGCGCCCCTCGACCGCTCTGCTTAGCTGGTTTAGCGCCAAAACACCGATATCCAATTCTCGGGCGAGGCGCATCAGGCCGCCGGAAATTTCCGATATTTCCAGGTTTCTGTTTCCGCGATAGCGGTCCGCCGATTGGACATGGCCGATGTGGTCGACCACGATGTAGTCCAATCCATACTTGCGCTTTCGCTGACGGGCGCGGGTCGCTATCTGCGACAGGCTTACGTCGTCCTGCTCGATCTGCAAGGGCCAGCTTTCCAGCGTCAGTGCAGCGTCGCGGATCAGCGTGAACTCAGCTTCCGATACCTGTCCCGCCAGCATTCGGGTATAGTGAACCTCTTTGGTCTCGAAAATAATGTCGGAGAAAATGCGCGGAGTAAGCTGCGTGTCCGTCATCTCAAGGGAGAAAAACAGTCCCTTGTAACCAGCTTCCGACATGCGGCGCGCCGCAGACAATGCGATTCCGGTTTTCATCATTCCGGGTCTGCCAGCCAAAATTGACAGCTGCCCCCGCTGCAGCCCGTTGGTCTTGGCGTCGAGCTCGGGCAGGCCGTAGCTGATCCCGGTGATTGCCCCGTCGAGCTGATAGGCCTGTGCGATCGCGTCCAGCGCGCGCGCCGCCGACTCCCCGGCCGACACCGCCGGCGTGGCCTTGGTGCTCCTGGACACCGCGACCTTGTCCAACTCTTCGACTCCCCATGAGGCCAGTTCGGTCGGATCCGCCTGCACGCCGCGCAACTGCTCGCCCACTGCGGCAATGGTCCGCCGATCCGCCAGATCGCGAATCACCCCGGCGAGGTGCGGCGCCTCGTTCGCCGTGCAGCTCTCGGCCGCGAGCCGGGCGAGATACTGGCTCACGGTCAATTCGCCGATCGTCATGTCTGACGGCAGGAACGGCTTGACCGTGAGCGGGTTCGCCAGTTTGCCCATGCCGATCATGGACGACGCGATCTCAAAGATGCTCGTATGGACCGGCTCGAAGAAATCGGCGGCTTTGACCTTCTCCTCGATCACCGGGAAAAGGTCGTTGCGCATCAGCACGCACCCAAGGATGGACTGTTCGAGTTGGACGTCATGCATTGGCAATTTCCAGCAGGATGTCCGCATGGCATGGCTTGTCTAGCGCACACCAGCACATCAAATTTTTACCGCGTAACTCGCGCAGTCTGCTATGTGGCCGAATGATATTGCTGAAGGTATGGCCGGCTGGGTACATTTCTGGCTTAATGTAGCCTTCGACCGCATTGCGGTAAAACTCCATCACCTGCTCAAGCGCGAGAGATGGAATGAGAATTTCTGGCTGGTCGCGCATGCCGAGGCATCGACCATCCTTGCCATCAAAAATTCCTGACGGTTCACCAACGACGAAAGGATTTCCCCATTTGCTACCGCGACCAACGTAGACTGTGTTTTCTGGCTTCTTCCAACCCGGAGTGCGCTTACGCTGGATTCGCTCAGGCATCTTGCGCCCCCGCCGTGTTCTGCGCCGCCTGCGCCAGCATGTCCCGCAGCTCGGCCTTGCTCATGTCCGGCAGCTTCCCACGCATCTTCCGCGCCGCGATCTTGTAGCGCGGCCAGTCGGATTTCTGCAGTTTGATCCGCACCACCTCGGTGGCTTCACGGCGGCGCCGGCGCTTGGTCTCGGCCTTGCGGGCGAGGGCTTCAGGTGTGGTGGCGGGCATCAGCGAACCTCCGGAAATTCGCGAACCTGCAGCCGATATGGAATCGGCTTCTTGCCCGCCATCTGCTTCATGAAGAACGCCACGCCGGCCACACCACATTCATACCGGATTTGGTCCGCCCATTCCTCCGGCATGTCGCGATATCCTGCCCCGCTCTCGCCGCCGCAGATTATCCAGTCCGGATGAACTGAGCCGGACAGTTCCAACGGCCCCAGCGCCGGCTCATAGGAGCAGAAACGCACACGCGCCGGGATATCGCGCACGATCGCCCACCGGCGATCATAGTGCTCCTGGTCCTCGGCCGTGAATCCGATCCAAACATTCGATGGGATTTCGTCTAGATTCCAAGGAGCTAATCGTTTGTAATTTTCTGGGCGTTTCGTCAGCAACAGCCAATCAAGCTCTGGCGTCGAACAGATCATCGTGCCGAGCTCGTTGCGCCATTGCCTTGGAACTTGATTGTCGAGCCAGTCCGCAAGCGACGAGCAGAACACGCGCGGCCGCTCGGGCGCTGGCTCGCAATTAGCCCAAGCCTTGGCTTTGGCTACAGCCGCACGGCGCGCCCAATGCAGCGGCTGCTTCCAGTTCGCCTCGCTGGTGCGCTTTCGCTCGCCGTGCGGGCCCCATTTGACTTTGTGATAACGCTTGTCCATCAGCGTCTCGGCATAGCAGTTGTCGCAGCCAGGCGAGACTTTCTGGCACCCGATCCACGGGTTGAACGTCGAATCACACCACGCGATCTCAGTTGTTTCAGCCATTGGAACCCTCCAAAATTTAGACGACTTCTCCCTTTTCTTCCAGAGATACCCTCCTCGGGCTTCCCTGCCTCTTGCCAAGAGGAGCAAGCCGATTGGCTCGCCGAATACTGGTTTTCCGGTTCTTGCCGGCCTGCATGGGAGGCGCCCTTGCAGGTCTTCTCTGGGATCGCGGGCCCCGAAAATGGGTTCAAAAGAGGGGAGGGCCATACCCTCCGTTCGCCCCCGCAGCGCCGTGCGGCTCATCCTGGCTTCTATGGGGCGGGACCACCGAGCGACACCCAACAGCACAGCAAAGCTCCGGCCGCGATCACTCGCGGTCTTAGGAACCGATTATTGATGTGGCGGTTGGGGAGGTTGCATTGACGAATAGGCGCGAACAGCCTAAATCAATGATCACTATCCGATGCCGCGCAGCATCTATTCTCGGGTAGTCCAATCCGGCGAGCTTCCAACTCGGTCGGACCTTAGCTTGGGCCTCGAGGTTTACCACCTCGGGGCCCGTGCTTTTGTAGGGCAGATTCGTGACGGTTTGCAATAGCTATGGCTAGTGTATCAACGAAGGCTCGGCACACTGCGGATTGAATTTCCCTACCTCATTACCCCATGCATCCCAGCCGGGGCGGTCTGTGCGCGAGAAGATATCGGCTCGCTTCATGGCCGGAAACAGTGATTCGCACACCGCATAGGCCTCGTCTGGCTTCTCCGAATGCCGCCGCCGCGGCGCCTCGATCACGTTGCGCGTCGACTTGTTGAGCGTGCCAGGATCGCCGCACTTGCCCAGCAGGAAGATTTCCGAGCACGATCGAAGAACATAGCCATTCCCGAATGCGAGCTTGCCAGAGCGGCCGCGCTTGATCCATGGCCCACCGGTGACGTAGCGGAAACCCCACGCCTCCATGACGCGGAGCGCATCCGGCAGCATCGGGAACGTGCCCCAAAGCCACAGCCAGGCGTCTCCGCGCGCGAGCTGGCCGACCGGCATAGCGCAGATGTCCGCCGTCGGCATGCAGTCGTATTGCGCCTTGGCGTTCTTGGCCTCGCCGGCCTCGGACCAGTTCTCGAAGCTCCAGGGCGGATCGGCCATCAGCACGTCATAGGACAGCGGGCGCATCGCACCGAACGGCCAGGTCATTCGGATTGCACCGTCACCCGCACACCGGCAACATCTGCCCACCGAACGGTCACTGCCCGAACGAATCTCTGGTCGTCCCCCTCGATCACGCCGTGGTCGACCAGCAGGTCCTCCACCGCCTTGATCCGGTTCGTGCAGTCCTGCCGGTGTTTCGTCTTCGGTTCCTCGATCTCGATCAGCAGGACTACCCGTCCCGGCACGGCGCGAGGCCGCTGAGAGGCCAAAGCCCAGCCCGCCTCTTTGGCCCAGGCTCGGTATTCTGGCGAACGTGGGCGGCCCGCTGCTCCGCCGCGGCCGTTCAGGAACAGATTGTTCGTGCTCGGGGGCATGGAAAGGGTGATGACGGTCTCGGTCATCAGGCCGCCTTCTCAGCCGCACCGAACAGCGGGAGCATGCCCAAGGCCTGCATGTAGACCTCCAGCACGGTCTCGGCTTCCTGCCGCTCGTTCGGGTCCTGCCGGCGCATCCGGACGATCTCACGCAGGGCCTTGGTGTCGAACCCGTTGCCTTTAGCCTCGGTGTAGACGTCCTTGATGTCATCGCCGATCGCGCGCTTTTCTTCCTCAAGTCGTTCTATCCGTTCAATAATGGATTTGAGCTGGTCGGCGGCAACCGCATAGCTAGCCATATTTGCGTCCCTTTGTGCTGTGGATGGTGGATTGGTCGACGAGTTCCTTAGGAGCGAGTCGGCTCCATGCTTTTTTGGGCACCTCGACAATGAGGGTGTCGGGCCGAATCTCGTCCTTTTTTAGTCCGGTGATTTTCTGGATGGTCTCGACATGGGCCGGCGGGATTCCGGATTTCTTACCCCAATTGTCGATGTTTTGCCGCGATGTTTCGATCTGCGTGGCAAGCCAACTGAGCGCGCCACGCGTCGTGCCATGTTCTTGAGAGTAAAGGTCTATCACCCGCGAAATCACGCGGTCATAGGCCTGCAGGATTGCGGATCGCTGTTCTGTCATAGCCACTGGCATAGCAAAAATGTTGGTGGCATGCAATTTTTATCATTGACATCTGTCCGCAAGCAATTAGATTGACGATTGTTGAGATCGAAATTTTGGGGAGACCGACATGACCCAGACCGTGAACCAGATGATCGCCGTCGCGGTTGATCTCATCGAGATGGATCGGCGGGTTCTCTCTTACCTCGTCGAGCATGGCGGCCGGGTCGCTTATGCTGGCCTCCCGAGCAAGTTGTTTGCCGGCGAGATGCCTACCAGCCACCCCAACATGGTTGACCTCGGCCTGGTCGAGCATGACGGCGATGACATCGTCATCACTGAGCTTGGCCGCACCCTACTGATTTGAAGCCTGGCTTCGCTGCCGGGCACCGCCCTGATCTTCTATCGCACACAGGAACCCCGCCATGATCGAAATCAACTTTCTCCTCCGCCGCGCCATGCAGGCGCTCATCGCCAAGGAGTTCACGATCGGCCTGATGTGGCTGGAAGTGGCCGCGGCGCTGGCGCGGCTGCACTGTTCGCCAGCCAAGCACGAGAAGTGCGTCAAGGCTCTCGACTTGGCGAGGCGGGCCGCCGCCTGATCCAACGACACACTCAAACAGGAGAAGTGCAATGAAGCCCCACGAAGAACGAGTTGTTGCCGAGGCCAACGAGCTTCGCGAGAAGCTTACAAAGCTGACAGCATTCATCTGCAAAGGCGAAGCTTTTACCTCGCTCGATCTGGAAAACCAACAGCTGCTGCGGAGGCAGCGCGATCTGATGGGAGAGTATCTAGACGTCCTTGGTGAGCGCATCAAGCTCTTTCCGGCCTGATCCGACTACATACTATATCACGCAAGCAGGAGCTACCAATGAGCATTCGTCGTTTCAATCGCATCATCAAGTCGTCTGCCGAAAAGGGCACACCAGGAACGCCGCTTCGGCGTATCTCGACGCGCATCGACCCTGATGGCAAGCGCCGCCAGTGGCATCCGACGAAGGGTTGGCGCCGCCTCGCTTGACCCCTCCCACATCGATCTCACGCCCGGCGCTTCGGCTTCCGGGCTTGAGCTAATAGAGGGATAGGCCCTCGGGAGGAATTGAGATGGCGCATTATTCATATGGTTACGTGGAGTCGAAAATCGAGCATATGCGGCGTACCGGCTTGATCACCAAGAAAGACGGCGGTTATGGCCGCAATGGCGGTGCATGCCCGGATTGGCTGGTGACTGAGCAGAAAGAGGAAGACAAGCGCCAAGCTGAGCGCGTGGTTCGTCGCATGGTGACATCAAATATTCCGAATGTCGCCGATTGAGCCCCCGGCCGGGTGACAAAAGCCCGGCCATCTCATGAAGTAGCAGCCAAACGAAGGGACGTTCGACATGGCAACCAAGTTCCGCAAGGGCGACATCGTTTCAATCCAGGGGACGGTGCGGTTCAGCCCAGACGAGGGCGACGAGCATATCTCGCTTGAGATCGCCAATGCGATCGGCAGTCCGATCTGGGTCAAGCCCGAGGCTGCGACGCTGGTGCTGGCGCGCATCGAGGTCGGGGATAAGGTATGGACCTACGATCTCGGTTATGAGTGCCTTGGCGAACTGGTCGCCATTCGCAATGGCAAAGCATGGGTCGAGATCGACGCCATTATGTATACCTACGCCGTCTCCGATCTCAAGCGCGCGGAGTCCTGATTATGCCGTGGCTGAACATCGCAGCTCAGGTGCTGTTCGCGGCCGGGCTGCTCGCGATCTGGGTGGCGTGCTGGGTGGGACTGCCGACATGAGCAACGAGAACGTTCGATTAGCATTAAAATGGGGAGGCGCGGTCTCCCTGACATTGTTCCTGATGGGCCAAGTGCTGCCTGCGATATGGCCCCATCCAGAGGCGCTCACACCGGCGCAGTCCTTGTACCTGCTTGCCAGCATACCGGCATGGGGTTTCATATTTTACCGCCTGATGTCTTGGCTTGTAGGGGACGACAAAAAGTGAGTCGGCCGAGGCTCCACGACGATAAATTCCTCGCCTTCCTCCGCACCAAGCCGTGCTGTGTTTGCGGGAAGGAAGGCGAGACGCAGGCCTGCCACATCCGGATCGGGTTCCGGGCACTGCAGAAGAAGCCGGACGATCAGCGCGCCCTGCCAATGTGCGCGAAGCACCACACCGAGCAGCACGGTATGAACGAAGAAAGGTTCTACGAGAGCCATGGGATTGAGCCGTTTTGGGTGGCCCACAGGCTCTACTGGATTGAGTTCGGAGGTGACGGCGGTCGGCCGCGCCAGAAGCGCAAGACGGTGAAGCCGCGCAAGCCGAAGTCACAGAGGCAGAAGATCCGCAGCCGCGGATTTCCGAAGAAGGAGCGATCATGTAGGAAGTGAAGCACAGCAGCAATATCAGTCACGTCGGCTATGAGGGCACGACGCTGACGATCAAGTTCAAGAGCGGCGCGACGTGGAGCTATCACGACGTGCCGGCGCACATTCACCGCGATCTGATGGTTGCCGACTCGGTCGGCGGTTACTTCGGCTCGTACGTCAAGAACAAGTTCAAGGGGACGAAGCATGAATGATGAAAAGATACTTTTGACGCCAGAGGAAGCAATCAGCATTTTGGCGGGAGGTGACACGGTTCACAATTACGCAAATCCTGCCGCCGGAATGTTTATCGGGTGCGATTACGACCGCGCCGATGCTGAGCAGCATATTCGAGATGCCATTCAGCGAGAGGTCGCCGGTCCTGTATGTCAGGGCATGAGGCACGGCCTGGCTGTCTGGTCTGAAAAGAACCCTGTCACGTTCTTTGAGACAGACATGGAAAAACTGCGCGCGATGGAAACTGAAAAAGAGGGGACGTAATGAAGGCATCATATGCACTGTGGCGAAGCCGTCTGGCTCAGGTCCAGGCGGGCGTCACCGACCCGAAAAAGTGGCCGAAGGAGCTTTGGCCATCGACGGAGCCCACAGAACTCGATGTGGGCTGCTACCGCCTGCCGATCAAGGAACGCAAGCTCAACGCGGCCGGCCAGAGCAACGGCCAGTGGAAGACGGTTGGATTCCATCCCGTCATGCTAGGGCTCGCTGATGGCGAGGTGATGTGCCAGATCAGTCATCGGATCGTCGGCGAGGACGAGCGCAACGAGGCGTGGACCAGTTTCGTTCGACACCCGATCACGGAAGAGGTCTGGCGCGCAGTCGCCGAGCGCGGCGAGCCGTGGCCGGATTTCAATGAAATCCACGGGACTGCTGCGCTTGAGACATACAGCGCCATACAAGCCGCTCGGACGGATGTTTTGGTTGAGGAAGCCGAAGCCTTCCTTGCGCAGAATGATGATTCCCTTGTCATTCCGCCGCAGATCGCCATCAAGCAGCGCCTCGATGCACTCAAGGCCGAGCTCGCCGCGTTTCCCAAGATCGAGAGCGACGAGCAATCCTCGGCGGCGCGCGGCCTGCAGGCGCGGTTCCTTGAATTGCGTGGCGAGGCGGCCGGGCATTACGAGGAGGCCAACCGGCCATTGCTCGAGCAGCAGAAGGCCCTGCGGGCGATCTGGTTTCCGCTTCGGGATGAGGCGGACGAGGCCAAGACCAAGCTCGGCGAAGCCATGGGGGCATGGGAGGATGTGAAGCGCGAGGCGGTGAAGCGCGCCGAGGCGGAGACGAAGCGCCTACAGGAGCAGGCAGCGCGCGATGCCGAGTGGAAGGGTGCCGAGCCGGGCAGCATCGCCAAGGTGGATCCCGAGCACGTCGCGCCGGGGGCATCGAACGCTCCACCACCGTCGTCCCAGATCAAGGCGCCAGGCGCGCGGGCGGCCAAGGTCAAGCTGCAGCGGATCGTGACCGAAATTGACGTGGACAAGGCGTTCGCCCAGTTCAAGGCAGCGCCGGAGGTCCGAGAAGTGCTGATGTCCCTGGCGCAGCGGGCGGTCACCGCTGGCCTTCCGGTCGACGGGGCGACCATTCAGGAGAGGAGCAAGGTATCGTGACTGAAAAGGCAAAGGCGAGTTTGAACATCGAAATGCCTGGGGTGGATTTCGGCGAAATGGCGCGCGAGGCGATCGCGGCCAAGTTGACGGAATCTCTGATCGGAGCCGATACAGCCATCCAGGGCATTGTTGCGGCAGCGTTGACCAGAAAGGTCGACAGTCGCGGCGAGGTTGATCGCTATTCCAGCAACAACAGCATTCCGTTTGTGGAATGGTTGGCTCAGGATCTGATCCGAAAAGCCACGCTGGACGCAGTGCAGGCCAAGGTCGACGCTCTGCGGCCTGCAATCGCCAAGCAGATTGAGGCACAGCTGTCAAAGAACGTGAAGTCGATCGCGGTCTCGTTGACGGATGAATTCGCCCGGCGCGCAAAGGACGGCTATGGCGTGACCATGCACCTCAATTGCGAGATGAAGCTTCGGGATTAACGCAAACTGATCCGTTGACGATATTCCGCCGGTCGCCGATAGTGGCGGCCGGACATTGGAGGGACGACCAGTGAACCAGCTTACCACGACGACGCAATCGACGGCGGTTTCCACGAATTTCGATTCCGATCAGATCGGACTGATTAAAAGGACGATTTGCAAAGGCGGGACCGACGACGAGTTGCAGATGTTCTTGCATCAGTGCAAGCGCACCGGGCTCGATCCGTTTGCGCGTCAGATCTATGCCATCAAGCGCAAGCAGTGGGATTCGCATAGCCGCACCGAAATCGAGGTCATGCAGACGCAGACGTCGATCGACGGGTTCCGGCTGATCGCCGAGCGCACGAACAAATACGCCGGACAGGTCGGGCCGTTCTGGTGCGGCGCTGATGGCAATTGGACCGACGTGTGGCTGCTCGACACGCCGCCGGTCGCATCCAAGGTCGGCGTGCTGCGCCACGACTTCAAAGAAGTCTGCTGGGGCGTCGCGCGCTACAAGTCGTATGTCCAGACCAAGCGTGACGGCTCGGCGACGATGATGTGGGTCAAGATGGCCGACATCATGGTGGCGAAGTGCGCCGAGGCGCTGGCGCTGCGCAAGGCCTTCCCACAGGAGCTGTCCGGGCTCTATACCAGCGATGAGATGGCGCAGGCCTCGACCGCGTCAGACCACGATGCGGAAACCGGCGAGGTGCGAGCCAAGCCCGTGCAGCAGGTCCAGCAGCAGCGCCGCGTGCCGAGCCCATCCGAGGTCGAGCAGGTCAAGAACGATGACACCGGCCCGGTCTATCTGGCACCGTTTGCGAAGGAGAAATTTCCGGAGTGGGTGGAGCGGTATATCGAATCGATCCAAGGCGCAAGGAACGATGGCGATTTGATCGCCTGGCATACGCTGAATAGCCAACTGCTCGGCAAGATTGCTGAAGGTGCCCCGAGGCTTCACGAGCGTATTGTCACTCGTGAAGCTCAGAAATCGGCTACATTCTCGCACGGCTCGGACAAATATCGCCCAGGCGACGAGGTCCAGGTCCATGGCGCGGTGACCCCGCCGAAGGATGACCCGATCAGCAGCGGGCCTATCACGGTTGTGCCGAAGCGCGAAGGGCCGGACATCAAGAAGGACTACGAATCGCGCTTCACTTGGGCGCTGGACAAGATCAGGCACATGTCCGACGGCGGGGAGGCTGAGACCTTCTGGAACGCGCAGATCGAGCCGGACGCCAAGGAATGGATGCCGCCGGATTACACCGAGTTGGCCGAGGCGTATGGCAAGCGGCTGGAAGAACTGAACGCTGACGGATCTTAGGAATTGCTGGTGCTTCGTGCTGCCTGCGTCGCGGTGGCGGCTGCGGTTCTGCTTACCGCCGCCGCGTGGCTCTCGATCCCCCTCGTGCGAGATCTGATGATGAGGTTTTACTGTGGTTAAGATCGGTATTTTACTCTGGATGCTCTGCGGCATCGTTGGACACATCCGCCAAGCGAATGAAATGGTCACATCCTTCGGCATGCCGATTTGGCGAGACGTGTGGACTTACTGCATGTTCTACCCAGCCATGATCGCCGGTCCGCTGATGTTTCTGATGTTTGAGCGATTCCCAGAGAGGCATCCGGAGCGGAATAAATCAGACGAGGCCAACTGATGGCCGAACTAATTCTCCGAAAGCGCAAGGCGCAGCCCGGCGAGGTCGGCCTATTCCTCGACGCGGCCGGCATCTTCGATGAGGAATGGAGCAGCCTGCCGCATGACGTGGACATCAAGGCAGAGTGCACCGTTCCTAGCAATTTGAAATATCTGCGATTCTTCTTCGCGCTGTTGGATAAGATCGTTGATAACTCGCCAGAGGACCGATTCCTGGACAAGGAAGACTGCCGTAAGCAACTTCTGTTGAATGCCCGCCACTACAAGGCTGTTACTCATCATCTCACACAAGAGACCGAATTGAAACCGCGGTCGGTCTCGAACCTGTCCGCCGATACCTGGATCCGGCTGCTGCGCCGCTGTACCCATGTCGTGATTACGCAGTACTTACCAGGAATGGAAGAGGGCGCGCTTAAGGCGGAGATTTGCACCATGCTCGGCATGGACGTGTTCGCCCCGCAACCGAAAGGGAAGTCCGATGGCGTGCAAGAGCGGAAAGGCGTGTCACAAGAACCTCGAAGGAGCAACGATCGCGCTCCGCAAGCTGAAGAACAAAGGGCTGAGCCCGTATCGGTGCCGGTCGTGCGGCAGCTGGCACCTGGGCAACAGCCGGAAGGAGAACAAAATCCAGGCGAGGATCGACCAACTGCTGAGCCACCACGAGCGGTTGGCCCACAAACCGAAGACGAATATGTCGCCGCCTGCCGATCATGGATCGAGAAGCAAACCGACCACGTGAAGGCCCTCGAATATTACGACGCGACGGATCAGATCGCGACGCGCGTGCATCTCAAGATCAAGGTTGGCACGAATCGTATGTTACGCAGAGAGCTCGCCGAGCACTGCGCCAAGATCAAACAAGGAGCACCACATGCCTAAATCCACCGTCCGCCCGCCGCGCACCCCGAAGGGGGAAGATCCGAAGGTCACGATCGCGAACATGAGGAGGACTTGCGATATGCTGGTCGCTCGCATTCAGCAGTTGGTCAAGGAGCGGGATCAAGCCAAGGATGAACTACGAGCGGCGTTCGAAGGGAACTATTCTCTCAGCGATTCGAACACGGCTCTCAGAGTGGAAAATAGAACATTGAAGGCCAAATTGGAGGCGTGTGAAGACGCCAATAAACGCCTCCTCGGCTGGCAGGACTGCGCCCGCGAGATGATTGAGCGGATCGGAAAATGACCGCCGAAGCCGCTAAGATCAGATGCTCGCAATGCGGAATAGAAGTGCGCAAGTGGGAGGTGTGGGAGGATAGCTGCACCGGCGAAATCGTCTACCGCGTGTTCTGTCATGGCGAGATTGACGAATGCCGTGTGGATTGGCGGCGCTGTGACCCTAAACAAATCGTTGATTCCGTTGCCTTTTCAGCAGCAACACTTCTGACCAGATCATGACCGCCGACGAACGCCAGGAGAAGCTATCGGGACTCGTTGAGCGATACCGCGTCGGCGAGTTCTCCGATGATGTGTTCATCGCCTCCATCCTGCGCTTGGTGCCGGACCGGGACGAGCGGCGATACTTGATCCATCAGAACTACGAGGCCAACCGGCAGGCCATCAGGTTCAAACCCGGCACTCGCGCCTGACCAGCCAAATTTGCTGCGGAGACCAGCCCTGCTTCAGCGCCCACTCGATCGAGGCCAGCCTGCCGTGCTCGGCAACCAGCCGGCGGACATCGGCGCAGGTATAGCCGGGCGGCAGCTGGGATGGCTCGGCGGTCGCCAGGACGGCCAGAACGGCGACCCAGAGCATCAGGACAGCACCCAGGCCAGATACGCGATATCGGCCAGCACCAGCCCCACCCACAGCTTGCAGCCGAACCGGCTGAACGACAGCACCGCCACGATCAGGATATGCGCCACGGCGATCGTCAGCTGGCCAGTGACCATGCCATAGACCGAGGCGGGAGAGGGATGGCCGGCCCCTCCGCCGATCCCCATGGCCCGGAATACCCACACCGTGTATCCGATGATCAGCCCGCCGGTGTCATGCAGGAACATGCCGAGCGCCAGGCCGAACACGAAGCGGCGGATGTCGGCCGGCGCGATTCCCCTTGGACCTGGATACCAGATGCCGTGCACGAGGAAATAGAACAGGAAGACCCACGTCGTTTGCTGGTTGATCACACGGACGTTGTTGGCAACCTCGAGGATGAAATTCGCCATCAATCGTCTCTTTCCAGTGAGCGGCTGTTGAACAGGACTTCGATCAGGGCGGTGTGAGGGTCGGGCGCGGCGCGATAAGGCTCAAGTGCGATATCAAGCTCGTTGACACGCTTGGATGCCTGATTTGCAGTGTCGGTGACCCGGCGCCGAGCGGCGCGCACCTCCTGCATCAGATCGTGCACATTGATTGGAAGGGCGCAGATCATGTCAGCGCTTTCTGCCAATGGGCGAGGTCAGCACAGCATAGATCGCGGTAACGGCCTTGTCGACGGACTGGTTCACCTGGGTCGACGCGTTCATCGCGCCCAAGGTCTCCTTGTGGAGCTCCACGAACTGCTTGTTCAGCTCGGCGATGACCACGTCCTTGGCGGCGATGATCTTGTCCTTGCCCATGCCGCCCTGGTGCTCGAGCAGCCACATCAGCATGCCGACGGCGAGCCCCAATCCAAAGGGCCCGCCGTGCTGCAAAATCATGTCGAGGAGAGGCGTTGCGGTCATTCAAAATTACTTCGGCGCGATCAGGGCAGCTCCAGTCGCCGCGGTTGCAAGATCGCCTGCTCCAGCAGCGGCAACAGCCTGAACCGAGTAATTCACGACATTCTTGCAGGTCGTCAGGCCACCCAGCTCGACGAATTCGCGGAACTTCTGCCCGAGCAAGATCGGCCCAGGTTCGATCGCGTCGACCGCGGCAACGGCCGGCGTCTTGACCGTTCCATCGGCGTTCAGGACAGCATCTTGCGCGGGCACGGCCGGAATGATCATCGCCGCCTGGAACAGGGCCAAGGCTGGCGTCAGGCAGTTGATGGCGTCGTTGTCGCCGACGGCGGCGCCGGCCGTGCCTGATGCGCTGTTCTTGAAGGCCTTGGCCGAATCAAGCGCACGCTGCGTGTCCGTCACCAGCTTGTTGTTCGCCTTCTGGATGCATGCGACCGTGGTCGGCATCAGGTTCTGCAGCGTGAGCTTCGTAAGCATCGAGATGTCCATGCAGGGCAGCGCATCGGTAGGCGATCGGCCATCGATCTCGGCCTGTGCCGTCTTGCAGCCCGGCAGCAAGTTTGCCGGATCGCAGGGAAGGCCATTGGTCTGCTTCGGCTGCGCCGGCGTCGCCTGTGTCGCGCGACGGGTGCCAGTCTGGGCGCTCGCGGGCGATGCGGGAATGATGGAGGCGAGCAGGATGGCGGCCAGGAGGAGCCCCGCCGCTTTGCCGAGTGCGTTCGACACGACGGCGGCGGCATTGACGGCGGTGGCCGGCGAGATCGCTTCGACCTTCGCCACCTCTGCTGCGGCGCTGCCAGATCCGACATGCACCTTGCCCAGGTTGGTGATGATGGACCATACCCACGGCACGGCCAAGGGACCGGCGGCGGTCGCGATCGCCAGGAGCGCGCCGGCGTCGGTCGGCGTGAGCCAGCCCTTGCCGCCGGCGAACGCAAGGCCAGCCACGAGAGTCATTCGCAGCTGGCCCATAACGAAGTCGTAAGTGAATTTCGGCTGGCCTTCCATGGGGTGATCTCCTAGTGGTCGATTTGAACGTGTGAACTCAGGATCAGCAGCAGGTCCCGCGGCGAGATGTGGTGGAACGGCACAGTCAACGGAAGCGGGAAATACTCGCACATGGCCGCGCGCAGCCCGGCCGTCATGAACGCCGAGCAGATCAGATGGTCGGTCAGATGCAGGTTGATGTCCGGCGCGGCGAACGACAGAATCGATTTCCAGTCGTATGGCTCATCGATCTTGGAATTAACGAAGGCGTAAAACGCCGCTTCCTGAACATCCGTGCAGGGCAGCGAGACGATGATGTCGGCCTTTCGGCCATCCGGCAGCGTCATGACCTGCGCCGCGTCATAGCCCACCGGGCGCGCCTGGATCCCGCCGTCATAATGGGCGCCGATATAGGACTGGCCGTCCTGGGACAGCGCCTCCGTATGGCTCGGCGTGAACGGCATGGAAATGCCCGCCTGGGTGCGGATCAGGCGGGACAGCATGTCGTCACAGGTGACGAAGCGGAGACGAATCAAAACGACCTCCTCTTAGGCGGGGCCTCGGTTGGATCGCTGTCGGGGTAGTCGCGGGTATCGGCCTTTTTCAAACGGCGGCACCCGGCCAGGAATGCCGTTATGGCAAGAGGTCCCAGGCCAAACATAGCGAGCAACCCAATATTGATCCAGTTCACCGCCGTGCGTTCCCCGTCGTTGTACCCGGTGCGCAGCTCGGCTGAGGCCCAACGAGCGAACTGGACCCGCACCCGCCAATCTCGGAGGCCGGCGCCGTCGTTACCGCCGGCAGCGCCGCGAAGTCAGGATAGGCCAGCCGCAGCGCGCCAACCAGGCCGATGCCGATCATTGTTCCAGCCAAAGCGCAAACGAAAAGGAATCTCATGATGCCCCCTTGATCATCGCCAAGGCTGCGTCATGAACCTTTTGCGTTCGATTGAGCCAGCCATTTATGAATTTGGGCTGATGCAGCGACCGATAGAAATTCCGCTTGGCATTAGTGTATGCTTCGAGCAGCTTTACCGGGTCGGCCATCGCCTCGTCAAACGCGGCCCGCGTGACCGGGCCGACGCGGCCGTCGTCCTTCACGCCGAGCGCGCGCTGCCCGAGGATGATCGCCCGGTTCGGACCAGCGTTCACACACATGTCAAAGAACACGTAGTCGCTGCCAATCGGAATCAGGTCGCACCATGGGTTCCAATATTCACCATGATAAATCGCGTCGATATCGGCCTGGGCGGCTTTCCAGACATCACCGCCAGCCTTGCCGTGCTCCTTGCACCAGGCGCTGTATTCGCGCTGCGTGATGCCGCGCGAGGTGCGACCACCGTGATCCGCCGGATCATCATCGTTGCCTCCCTCTGACTTGAGGACAAGGGCAAGACTTTTGGTAAAGTTAGATGCGGTCATGCTATCCTCGCAAATTCACCATGAAGTTCCTTGGCTTTGCGGCAGTAAGCCTCATAGGCTTCTTCTGGAGTGTCGAAGTATCCCAGCAGATAAAGCTGCCCTTCGCTCATAATCCGAGAATGCCACTTCTTGAGGTTCTTGGCGAAAGAAACCCCTTTGTATCCGCTGGTATTATTCGCCCTGACGCCAGAGTTGTTGACATTCTGACCGTGAGTCGCATCACGCAGGTTCTTGATTCTATTGTTTGTTCGTATCGTATCTTTATGGTCAACCTGACCTTTCGGCCATTCACCTTTTTCATAAAACCAAGCTAGCCGGTGGGCGAAATAGTTGTGGCCATCAATCCCTATTTCGATGTAGCCCTTTCCCGTATCTGAACCCGCAATCGCTCCGACCGTAATCCTGATCGAAATGCGCTTTTTCCAGAAGAACAGCCCTGTTTCGGGATCGTACCCAAGCACCTCAAGCAGCCTAGCGTGCGATAGCGCTCGTTCCTTGGCGCTCAACCGCTGCTCGTTGGCTGCCTTCAGTGACACGATGCTGAACATATTGGTGCCCCTACAAAATTATGGCGAACTTACGGACGTTTGACTTGAACGTCAATCAGATGGAGTGTATGGAAGCGCCCAACCAACCAGTGCTGGTCCCCGTGGTGTGCTGGCAACCGTCTGATCCTTGCTTATGGCTGGAGAGGTTGAAAGGGGAGAATGGCCGCCCGAAAGGGCGGTTTTCTTTTGTCATCGCTTCTTCCCCTCCACCTTCCATTGGGCAGCTTGCTTTTGAGCGTCGATCCAAATGTGCGGGTAGAGCTTGTACATGATGATGCCGCGCGCGATCTCACGGTTCTGCTCTACCGCGAGCTTGATCCAGTCTTGCTTGGCTCCCAAAGGCATATCTTGCCACATCGGTGATGCGACAAGTTTGTCCAAGTTGATCTTGGTCAAAGTTCCAGCAATCCGAGCAAAATCGTCGTATTCCTCGGGAGTCAGTTCGATGTTCCGGATTTTCTTCTCGACCTGCCCGGGGAAGAACTGCGCATCGAGCATGGCTTGGTTCACCGGGTCCGCGTTCATCTTCTGCACGTAGATCGATGTGAGGTATCCGGCGCCCTCCCGGCTCGGCATCGGCTGGCCCCACACGTCCCGCCGCGGCATCAGTGTTTCGGACAGGCCCGGAACCTTGGCCTTGATCGCGTCGACCACGGACCGGGTTTCCCGCTGATAGGGATCGTTCATCCGGTTGAGCTGGTAGAGGCCAGACGAGAACGGGGTGAACGATGACGCGAAGCTCTTGATGTAGTTCTCACCATAGCGGCCGGGATCGTCCACCGCCTTGATCAGGTCAGATGGGCCTTTCATGAACGATTCGTCGAGGATGTTCTGGGTGAACGCGTGCTGCAAATGCATCGCAGCTTTCAGCATGTCGCCATCCGTAGCGTCGTGCGCCACCTCGTAGAGGTCGGCCGCGATCCCGGTCAGCACGCCATAGGGTCCAAGCTTGTTGATCTGATACCAGAAATCCCCGATCCTGACGCTGTGCGCCTGGTTGCCGGCCAGCTGCCACATCGCGGCTTCCTTGGGGTCCGACGGGCCCGAGCCGGTCACATAGCCCTGCGCCGCAAGGCTGCCCGAGAGCAACGCCAGCCCAGTTCCGACCAGCATCCGGGCCTGCGCCTTGTCCTGGGCAATGGTCCCGTTTTTCCCCATCAGGTCGGCGCGCAGCTCGGTCGACAGCAAACCGATCGGGGTTCGCTGAACCAGGGACTGGTCGATGATGTTGCCCGAGATCTTGATGAACGGGTCCATGAACTTCAGCAGCGGGGTCGGGCCGATGCCCGGGACATTGAATTCGTGGTTCATCATCGCGCTGAGCTTGCGCACGAACGCGCCGCCCTGGCCCATCAGCGTGGCGTGACTTGAAGCCGTGATCCAGCGGTCCATCTGCTCCTGGCTCGGGTTGAGTTCGATCTGGGCGATGCGCTGGTCTCGCGCCGTTCCGGTCAGGCCTTCGTCGGTGGCAGCGCGGTAGGCCTCCGCGGCGCGTTCCATGGAATAGTTTGCGGTGCGGAAGAAGCTGTGCTCGGCCGCGACTAGCCGGCCGGGCAGCCGAATCGCGGTGCCGATCGGGATGTTGACGCTACTCACCCGCACGTCGGGGATCTGGCCAAGGGGCGAATATTCCAGCCCGATCGGCTTGTCATTCAGCGTGCCGCCGACCCAGAACGCATCCTTGATCCCGCGTACCGCGCCGAACGCGCTCCCCATCGCCTCGTTCCATGACACCGGCGCGTTGGTTATGGATTTTGCAGTTGCAAGGCTGGCGTCGCCTTCGAACGGGGTCAGGGCGCCATGGCCCGGTGCGATCTCTTCCCCGGGCAACAGCGTCGTCATGCCGGTCCTGGCCGCCTCCATAGCGGATTGGATTGAGGCCGGAATGGTCCCGTAGCGTGCTTTGTACTGCGCCAGCGCCTCGCCGGCGTGCACCACCTCGCCCTCGCGGCCCAGCGCCTGGCGGACCTTGCCGATCGCCGCTGCCGCAAGGGTCTCCGGGCCGGCGCGCAGGATCGACGATACCTCATTGCCGACGCCGTAGGTGATGTGGGTAATAGGTCCCGAGATCAGCGCGTTGACGAAATATTCCAGCACGCCACGGCCGAAGTTGCGTTTCTGTGCATCTTGCATGAACCGCGAAATCTTCTCCGGGGTGTCGAGCTTGGCGCCCATCTTCGCCTCAGCCTTGAGCTGAAACAGCGTCTTGCCGGTGCCGATCTTCACCAGCTCATCAATGGCCTTGGCCGCCGAACCTTCCTCGCCAGCGATGTTCCGGAATGCCCGCAGCGTCCGGCCGGCCTCTGCCGTGGCGCCTGTGACGGTCCGCTGAATGAGTTGATGCCGATCTCGAGCCTCGGCGTAGGCCATCACGTCCTCGTCAGTGCCGATCGCGGCCTGCTTCATCTTCTCGGACAGATCAACCGCCGAGGAGCGCAGCAGCCTACGGAGCACCACCACCTGCTCGGCGTTGTAGGCCTGCCCCTTCACCCATTTCGACACCATGTCCATCGCGCCGGGCAGACCGATGTCGTTGGCGAGATCGGAGACCTGACCGTCGGTGACCACGCCCCGACGGTCGCCGATGAAGTCGTTGCTCTCGTCGGCCGCGTCGTGGATGGCCTGTCTGACGTCCGCGCTGTTCGTCAGGTTCTCTAGCCGAATGTTTCCGGCTTTGTCGGTGAAGGGGGAAGATCGCCCGCCAACGGAGGCTGCTGGCCCGGGGGCGAGGGCAGTCCCAGGGTCACGATCAAGTTGGGATCGAGGGTCTGGTCCGGCGTTGCCTTCTGCCCCAGCGCCGCCGCTGCTTGGCTGCTGCGCTGCATGTTCCTCGCCACCACCGCCGCCGCCGGGCTCAGGTCCGGGTCCGCCGCCACCTTCGCCCATTTGTCCCGGTCCGCCAGGGCTTGCGAAAGCTTCTCCGGGAGCGCCTGCGGCTTCTCCTGCTGGTCCTTCTGCGGCTTGGACTTTCTGGGCTGCGGCTTCGAGCTCACGCTGAATCTCCGGGGGTTGCTCTGTGATGTAGCGATCTCGTTCCGCAATGATGCGGTCCATCGCCGGCTCGGCCTCGTGCGGCGGAGTGTGTGCCGCGTCGGCCTCGTGGATGTCGTGCAGCAGATCGGGCTGCAGCCGCTCCGGCGCAATGACGGTGCGCTGCGGTTCCATCTCCAGCATGCGGTCGAACACGCCGCGGATCTCCGGGCTGATCTCTGATCCGAGACCCTTCAGGCTCTGATAGATCTGGAGCAGCCAGTTGCGGAATTGCGCAAATACGCCGGCGAGTTCTTTCGATGGAGCCACGCCCTCGCGCATGTATTGCTCGAATCCACGGGCGAATTTCTCGTGAGCCTTTGTTGCTCTGGCAGTCAATTTTCCAGCTTTGGTAGTTTCTTGCAGGTCCTCTGGCTTTTCCAATCCCATCCATTCCAGCGTGGACGCCATGTCCTTGCGCACGACATCCGAAACGTCGGGGTGCGCGGCATCTTTCACCATCTGCTCCAGCCACTCATGGCCGGTCTCATGGATGAAGGTCGAGGCGTTGGCATCTTTGAGCAGCGAGATCAGCGGACGGCCGGAGCCGATCTTGATCTTGCCGCGCATGACTTGATTGAGTTCTGTCGATGGGCGAATTGTGCCGCCATCAATTGAAAACCCAGCTCTGATGTTCTTCGGGTCGTATATTGCGACTTCAAAACCGGAATCGTAGCCATCGACGCCGCGCCGCTTCCAGAACTCGCGCGCATATTGCGCTGGTGTCATGTCCTTGCCCCATGGTGCACGCATTCGCTTGTCTTCCAGAGCGAGCTTGAGCGTCCCCATGACCTGAGACGCTTTCGCCATCTGCCCCGGATACTTGTCTGGATCCCTCGGTACCATCGTGTTCTCGTTCACGATATTCCCGCGGACATGGAATGGGCCGAGCAGGTCACCGCCGCGGCCAGGACCATAGAAATCTGAAAGCCCCTTTGTTGATCCGAGATAGATGGCCGGCCCTAATACGTCGTTCTCAGCAGTCGACTCTCGAAAATCCGTGAATATTCCGTGCGTCGTGCCATGCCAAAACTCCCGTGAAGTATCAAAGCCATCATCTTTGGCTGCTTTGGCTGAAGATTGCGTTATTCCAGCATTTTCCAATGTCTCGCTATTGACTGCAGCTTCACGGTCGACTGCAGCAAAATATGCGTCGTAATCTTTCTCTGACCACTGATCTAAATCAGTGTCTTCCCCGTATTTTTTGGACATGCGATCAAGTAGTTCGCGGGAAGATGCAGGAACACGTCTTCCGGCACTATCAACTGAGCTGTATTCGTCAGTTTCCAGAGCGCCTCTAAGCATTCTAATCAGATCATCATCGTGATCTGCTTTGTGCTGAAACAGTTCCTTCTGATCCTTCGACGAGCCGAACAGCCCTTCATCGGCGGCCTTCTGCGCCTTCTTTGGAGCAAGCGGCTTGTTGGCCAGCGCCTGGATGCGGTCACGCGCGGTGACCGGCGCGACGCCCGGGATCAGGGCTTGCGGCTTGCCTTCGGCGCCGGGCTCGGCTGCGAACAGGTCGCCCGGCTCCTCCTCGCCAAAGAAGTCCTGCAGCTCTTTCTCGGTGCGGCGCAGCCCCACAATCTCGTCGTCGATCTTGGCCTCGATCACGCGGCCGGACAGGCTTTTCGCCGTGGCGCGGCCGCTGCCAGTCTCGAATTTCTCGGCGATGTCGGTCTTGGCTTTTTCGAGCGAGCCTATGACGTCGGCGATCTGGCCACGCCGGATGACCAGCCGCGAATCGTTCTGCTTGATCAGATCATCGAACTTCTTAAGCGCCAGGCGCAGCGCCGGGGACGACGGGACGTCTTCGCCGCCCTCCTTTAGATCGCGGATCAGGTCCGCCCACTCATCATGCAAATCGTGGCTTATTTCGCCTCGGTCGATTGGGTAGCCTTCGTGGTCCTTGACCCTTTCGACGTCGGTTTGGGCGAGCTCTCGCTCTTTCGCCCCTGCTCCGACAGCGCCATTCCGATCAGCGCCATGCGTCTCAGCCTGCTCCCGGAGGGCAGCGAGTATTCGCTGTGTAGCTTCTCCGATGGATGATTTTCCATTTTTCAGGTCCCTTGCGGCCGCCACGAGCTCGGTGCGCACCGGTCCCGAGGAATAGGCCTCTGATGTTAGCGTCTTGGCAAAAACCTCAGCGTCGTTTGAGACATTCTGCGCCGCCTCGCGCTCAATTGTCGAGCCGGTTTTTTCGATCCGCTCCGCATTTGCGAGCACGCGCGCGAACAGCGACTTGTCTTTCTTGAGGTCGGCGATCGCCCGGCCAACAATCTTCATCTCCTCGCCGGCGGTCGACTCTGGCGTCTCAAGGTCGCCGAACATGGAGGTTTGCGCGCCCTCCTCCTTCTTCGCCAGTTCGGCCTGGGCCACGCGCTGGGTCAGCACCGCGGCCTCGTCCGCGTTCTTCGGCTCGAACCGCGCGATCGCCTTCAGCGCGGCCACCTGGCGGTCCGGATCTTTCGGCAGCAGGTCGCCGACTACGGCACCATAGTGCTCCGGCACCACATCGTTGACCACCATCCGAAACGCTTCGTCACCGAGCCGCGCCAGCGCCGCGGCCTGCTTGCCCTTGCCGGCGGACAGCGGCAGCGATTCGTCGAGAAGGTCCGGCCGCTCCCGCAGCACCTTGGCGCCGTCGATCGCCTTGCCCGAGCCGTTGGCAATGTTTGTCACGGCCGCAATGGCGCGGATGTCGTCGGCGGAAATGCCATCCTTCTCGCGGTAGAGCACGCCCGGCAGTTGGACGTCCTTCGCCTTGCCCTGTTCGACCAGGCGGCGAGCGAGCCCGGAACGCTGGTGACCATCGGCCACGAACAGCTTGCCGTCCGCCTGCTCCCACACAATGATCGATTGCGCCTTGGCCGGATCCCATTTCTGGACGTTGCGCAACGCGCCGGTGACGCCGTATTCGTCCCCGCCGGTCTTGAACTGGAAGCGCTTGGCGTCGACCTCAAGCTTGGTGGGGTCGAACATGAACACGCCGGCCGGCTGGTCGCGGCCCTGCGGCGATTGCTCGGCCGCTGCGGTATATGTCGGCAGCTGCGTCTTCTGCTCGGCCGGAGAAAGTTCGTCGATTTTGTCGCGAGCGGTCAATGCGGCGTTGACGGGGGACGCATGTTCTCCTACATTTTCGTTGGAGATCCCAAACATGTCAGACATCAAAGCCTGTTCTTGGGACGGGCTCCCGGCCTTCTGGACTCCTTCGGAGGCATGGGCGCTGGTCAAAGGCTCGTGGGAAGAAGTTAACGCTGCCGACGTCGGATCCAATGCCGCCGTGCTCTCAGCGGGGGCATTCGCCAAGAGGTTCGGTTCGTTGCCGCCCCTGCCCAAAACCGCATTCCATTCGGCCGAAAGCGCGGCACGCACCGGCTCGTAGACCTCGGCTTGCGTCCGGTTGAACTCCGGAATCAGCGGATGCCACGGCGGCAGCTCGCGCGCGCCTTCATACAGCTTGTGTCCAACCTTCTTGGTGGCAAGCATGCCGGGCGGCCACATCTGGACTTCGCCAATCATGCCGTCCGGGAATCGGACATAGACTTTCCGGTCGAAATACCCGGCCGGCGTCATCTGCCAGCCCTCGTCCGTCACCTGGAATTTCTCTCCCATCCTCTGCACGATCTGGTCTGCCTGCGCTGGCGTCTTCACGTCGAACCCGGCTCGCACCTGGTCGGTCACCGAGCCGATCGCGCCGAACCGCTTTGCCTTGCTTTGCAGCCGATCCAGTCCCTTGCCCGGCCCGTCCGCCTTGACGCCGGGATCTTTGAACGTCAGCCCGAGTTCATCCGCCAGCTGCTTGCCGACCGCGGCCAGCGATTCCTGGTTGGGCTTCGACGCGGCGATGAAATCCTCAACCGATCCGGTGAATGGGGTGGCCTTTCGCCACTCGTTTTTGATCCGGTCAGCGCTCTCGAAATCGTTGGCAAGAATGCCCGGTTGAGCGGCTGGCGTCGCGGCCTTCACGCGAGCAGCGGTCTCCGCCGCTTCGGTCACCTCGCGCGGTGGAAACGCCGGCGGGAGCGCCTTGCCGCCGGGGCCCGCGATAGCCGCGCTCTCCTTGGCATAAAGCTCCTCGGCCGAGCCAAGCTTGCCCTCGAACCGTCCGGCGCGCGTGACATAGCGCGACGCGACCAATTGAGCCGCCGCTCGAGCTTCGTCCTCCGGACGCCCCGCGGCGATCAATCGTCGGGCGACGTCGTCCGCGATGAAGGCGCGCTGATCGCCAATGGAACGTTGAGGGCCAGAAACGACAGCACCAGCAGCTCCAGGCACTGCTCCGGCTTCAGGCCCAGCTTCACCGCCTGCTGGAACGCCAGATGCTCCGGCTCCTTGTTCTGGCGCTTGGGCATTGGGTGCGTTCTCCTGTTCTGCCAGCATGTCGGCGATGGTGGCGTGCGGCTCGGCCGGGACGGTCTCGGTGCCGGCGGCGTCGGCGGCGCGCCGATGTGCGGCCGCGACCTCTTTCTGGACGTCCCTAAGTTCGAAGTCGGTATCCATCAAATGCTTACGGGCCAAAGCAAGGTCTGCGGTGTCCTGCGCCTCGCCGCGCGAGAACGTTGCTGCCCGCCCCGCCAATTCGTCGCGCTCTTTCTGTGTCTCCCTGATCTGCGCGCGCAGCCGCCGGGCCTCAGGCCCAGCCGCATATCCGCCGCGCTCCGCGACATGCTCGTCGAGTTGCTTTTGCAGATCAGCAACCCTGCCATCAACCTCGGCTATGGCCTCGGGCGACGGTCGGTTGTAATCGTCAATCCACTTACGAAACGCATCCCGACGGCTCACCAGATCGTCATAGCGAGCGAACAGTTCCGGCTCCATCTGCCGGGCGATGTCAGCCGGATTCGGCTCCGGGTGCTCGCCGCGGGCCGCCTGCTCGTCGCGCGCGGTCTGCTGCGCCGTCATCGCGGCTTCCGGCGCCTGCTCGTGGCTGCCCTGGAACACCGCCTCGGTGATGCCCGGGCCCATGATCTTGGTGTCGCCGGCCTGTGCGATGGTCGGCGGCCGCGCCGCCGGTTCTGGCCGGCCGAGCATCCGCCGCGCCGGCGATGCGCCCATCTCTGTGATTGCCTCGCCCAACGCGTTCGGCTTGTTGAACACAACGCCGAATCCGGTCGCGATGCCGACCTTGCGCCAGTCGACCTGGCCCTGTGCCGCCTCTTGGCCCAGCTCCATCCCGCCCATCACACCGCCGCCGAACAGTCGGGCCGTGACTGGGTTCGCCATCAGCTTTTGAATGGTTGTGGCATTTTCCGGCAAGCCCGTGGCCCTAAAAGCCAACTTGGTCGGCTGCATGGTCAGCGCGAACGGAATCATGCCGCCGACAAACGAGGCAACGGGTCGTTCCTGCTGGTCGAGCCGCTGCTGCCTCTCGCCTTGGCCGAACGCATCCACAAAGCTATCCGGCAGCTTGGATAGCGTGTAGTCCTGTGCCTTGTCGGCAGCAAAGCCGCCGCCGATCGCGCCACCGATGCCGCCAATCACGCCGCCTGCAAGCGCGCCCCACGGGCCGAGAAACGCGCCCACGGCGCCACCCGCTTCAGCGCCTGCGCCAGCACCAGCCATCGCGCCGGCTGCGGGCACCGCGCCGTGCACCGCGCCGCGCGTCACCGCGCCCTTGACCGTCACTTCTTCCGGCGCGATCTCGCCGATATCGTCGAGCGGTGTGGCGAACCGCGCCGGCCCGGTTTCCTGCAGCGCCGTGCCGAGCGCGCTGGCGCCGGTTCCTCCGCCTTGTGGCGCAAAGCTGTCCGTCACCGTGTTCAGGACGGTTGGGCCCGATCCTGGTCCGAAGCTCTGGCTGGTGTCCTGGCCGATCGGCGGTCCGACGTCGCCGATGTCGTCCAACGGGCTCGGTTCTTTATCCACACGTCACCTCTTCAGCCGCGAATGCCGACCTGCACGATCGGCTCGGCATTTTCGGTTCTCTTCTTCTGTTCTTCGATCTCGGCCGGGCTCAGCTTGTTGTCGTCCTTGATCTTTTTCAGGAACGGGTTTTCGTCGGACGATTCGGGCGCAGCCGGAGTAGTGGCTTGCGGCGCGGCTGGTTTCTCTGCCGGTTTTGCCGGCTCGGCCACGGCGGCGTGCGGCAGCCGCTTCAGCACCATGTCGGAGGTATAGCCGCTCGGTCCGAACTTTGCATCGAACGCGGCCTTGTTCTCGGGCGTCGGGTTCTGCGCCAGCCAGGTCAGCACCGCACCCCATTTGTCAAGCGGCACCGGGTCGCCGGTCCTGAGCTTCGGCGGCGACGCCATCAGATGGTCCCAGGACTGCGGCGCGGCGCCCTCCGGCGCCGGCGGCGGCTTCTCTGGCACAGGACTTTTCTTGATCGCGTCCGCGGCCCGCTCCGACGGCGGATAGACCCGGTTCATGATGTCGTCGAGCTTCTTGTTGTCGGTCAGAAAGTCCATCGGGTCTTTGCCCTGTCCCACCCATTGCGAATAGGCCGCCTCGAACGCCGGGACGAAATCGTGGTTGAACCGGTCCTTGCCCTTCTGGTCGCGCTTGATTGTTACGTTGGGAAGTCCGGCCAATATGCTGTTTTCGTCGACTGCAAACTTGTCCAGGTAATAATCGAGCTGCTTCGACTTCACCGTGGCGATGCCGGCCTGATCCGGCTGCTTCTTGATCTTCTCCATGACGCCGAGCAGCTCGGTGACGCCGCGCTTGGTCAGATCCCCTCCTGGCCCACCTCGAGCGATGATCTCGCCGGCCGTGCTGATGTGCGAAGGATCGTCTGGGTTGGACAGCACCTGCTTGAATGCCGCGGTGTAGCCCGGTCCATAGCGCTGATCGTCCTGGATCCCACCTTCGTTGGTGGCGAATTTGTACAGGTTCTCCATCTCAGCCGCAGGAAGTCCCGAATCGGCGATCTTGCCGATGATGTCGGGGCCGGTCCCGTTGATGATCTGGCGCACCAGATCGGTCTGCATCGCGTCGGTCTTGGCCTTCTGCGCCTTGGCGTCCTGCTCCTGCGCGATCTGGTTTGCCTGCATCTCCTGCTGGACACGCTGCAGGGCATGGGCTCGAACCTCTGGACTGATGTCAGGGTTCGACAGGATGGATTGAAACGCCATAGCTTTCTGCGTTGCGACAGCTTGCCCCGGCGCGCCGACGAACTTTGCCGCCCACATGCTCGTGAATTGTGACGCGGGCGCGTTGGGATCGCCGCCGTTCACCCGGATGGCACGATCGCCGACAAGGTCACCGGCGCGCGTGTTCGGGTTGGCCAGTAGCACCGCCGCCCCGCTGGCGCCCTGCTGATGCGCGAGGTAGAGTTCGGCGTCGGTCGGCGGCCGGCCGAGCCGCTGGTTCAATTCGTTCTTGTTATCAGCGGCGAGGCGCGCCGCAGCATCGGCGGCCTTCTGGTAATCGAACGGATCGTTCAGGCCGTATCGCTTTGCCGTGGAATCGATGAACTGAAACGGCCCCTTGGCCCCGGTCTCGCTGGTCTGGTTCGGGTTTGCCCCGGTCTCGAGCTGTTGCACACGCTGCAAATAGCTTCCGGAAATGCCGTACGGCGCCCCGGCCTGGGTCAGCACTATCGGCTGATACCCGCCTTGCGGCGCCGATTTCGCATAGGTCTCCTTGATCGCTTGGTCGGCGATGTCATAGCCCTGCTGCTGCTGGGCGCGGCTGCGGAACCGGGTCGACAATTCGTCGTATTTGGTGCCAGCGATCTCCTTGTTCTTGTCCAGCACCGCCAGCGCCCGCGCCGGATCCTTCACCGCCATGGCGTTGAGCTGGGAGTCCAGGGCATCGCGTCGCGCCGATAGCAACGCTTCCTTCATCTGTGGGCTGTCCGGTGTGGCGCCCTGCAGCTGAGCATTCTTGACGTAGGCGTTGGTCAGATCCGCCGCGCCGGCCGCGATCTCCTTCGGATTGTCGAAGTTGTTGGCGATGTGCTCCATTGCCAGCTTGGCCGTATCGGTGTTGACCTGGGAATACCAAGTCGTCGACTGCTGGTCAGCATGCGAGCCAATCCGCTCGGCGGTCTGCGATCGATACCTGCGGACGAAATTGTCGAACTGGAGCTGCGCCTCGGGCGAACTGAGATTGCTGCGGAGCTGCTTTTCCTGCGCGTCGAGGGCCTGCTCGGCGCCCTGCCGCTGATCCATCGCGGTTCGGCCGCGCGTGCCGAGATAGCCGGTGTCGGGCATCGGCTTGCCGTCCGGCCCCATGACAGGCATGCCGTCAGGCCCGGTCATGGGCTTGCTCGGATCACCGTGCAGCAGTTTGGTGGCGAAGTCCTGGAACTGGTTACTGGCGTCGTCAGATGCGGCGTGCTGATAGAAGTCTGCCGCCGTCTTTGCGCCTGCGCCCAACGCGCTGAGGCCCTGCGCCACGCCGCCGCCGAACGCCTCCGGGTTGGCCGTGATGTGCTCGTAGTCATCCGGGGTTGTCGATGCCGGGGCGACGCTCGCGACGCCGTCACTCGTGGGGATAGGTTCTGCCATGGTCTAACCCGTGCCGTAGCCTGACGGACTGCCGCCGCCCATGAGCGAGCTGCCGAGATTGTTGCTGGTGAGCCCAGTCCATTTCCCTCCGACCCCTGATGCACCAGATAGGAGATCCCCGCCGGCCTTCAGATAGCCCGCCTCCTCGGCTTGCTCGCCCTGCATCGTGTCGAGTTGGGATTGAGCTTGGAAATTCGTGCTTTGGGTACGATAACCGTACGCCTGCAGTTCGGAATTATTGAGCACGGTCTCGGTGTCGAGCTGATTGGTTTCGCGCTGGCCGGTCTGCACGTCCACGGCCGACCCGCTGTTCACGTCGACCCCGCTGGCGGCCTGCTTCACCTTGATCTGGCCGATATTGGCCGCGCCCTTCCGGCTCTGGTTGGCCGCCTGTGCCTCACCGGATGCCATGGCATAGGCCGCATTCTGGTTGGCGATCGTGGCGTTGTTCGCCGAGACCTGTGCCTGGTAATCGGCAGCGTTCTTGGATGCGATGCCGCCCTCGACCGCGCCGACCGCGGAAAGGCCGGTCGCCGCAACTGCAAGCAATGGAGCGAATGCCAAGGATCAGTCTCCTGTGGTATATCGGATCAGCATGGCACGGCCGGAGCCGCACGGGATCGGCGTTGGGTCCACGGTCTCAAATCCGAGCCATGTTGCAAATCGAAGTGATGTCTTATCCTCGGGAATGATCAGCGTCACCAATTCGCGCTTGGTCAGCAGGATGCGCGCCATTTGCCGTTGGGTCTCTTTCACGATCTCGACCGGGAATCGCGTGGCTCGCTCGGATAGCGCCAGCCAGACATACCCAGTTGACGAGATCTCCGATCCGGTCACGCCGCCCAGACCGGCGAGCTCGCCGTCGACAAGCCACGCTCTCGTAAACATCGAAATGTCGAAATTCGACCGCAGGCTGCGATGCGGAGAGACGCCAAGCGTCGCAATGGCGGCGCGATGCTCGGCACGCAGGCGCCGAATTATGGCCCCGCAGTGGAATTGACGGCCTGGAATGGTCTCAAATCGCCCCATCCCACGTCAATAACACCATTATTCCTCAATGGCGATAATCCCGACAGACGTCACAGAGCATGAGCCGCCGGTAATTGCCTGCAACGTCACATCGATCCACAACGGAGTCCCGATAGCCAAGCCAGTCACGTATCCCATAGGGGTGACCGGCGCGAAGGAATTTGCGGCTGGTGCAAACCAGCCCACCGCTACCGATGCGACGGTTCCTGTTGCCGCTGCTCCATTCACCGGAGTCGCGCCGGTGCCGGTCCTGATCGCGATAAAGCAGCCATCGTTTGCGGTGGTCTGGTTCAACTGCGCCGGGACCGATATAAGAACTTTCCCAGACGAGGCGGGCGTGATCGACCCGGCAAGCCCCATCATGATGGGAGCGGCTGTGCTGCTGGTCCCGGTCGGCGCTGCTGGCGTCGAAAACGTGCGCGCGGCGCTTAATTGCGGGTTGGGGTAGGTCCCGCTGAGCGCACCTCCGGCCGGGCCTGACGGTGCACCGGAAGCGCAGGCCGCACCAGCATCTGCGATCACGCCAGAGCCGAGCCATTTCGCGCAGTCACCCGTCGTCACCGTGCCGGACTGGTTGACGCCACCGCCCGGGATTTGAGCCACGGCGGACGAGGCGAGGAGAGAAAACAGAACGGCAAGAAGGCGTCGCATCTGGATTACCCTTGTTTTTGAGGGGCGGCCTGGGCCGGGTTGTCACCCTCCCATGCTTCGGAAATGAACGCCAGGATCTGCACAGGAAGCGGCAAATCCTGCTGAATCGCGACTTGTCCCGGCCGTTGGAATCCGCCCTGCACCGGAATTCGGATATCGCCGGTATAGAGCGGCACTGCGGAGCCGGGATATGGCGCGATTGCTCCGGTCGGCGCCGCGGTCAAATTGCTCCAGATCGGCGCGACCTGCATGGGACTCACGGTCGACCCGTCCGGCTGGTTCGACCCGATCAAGAACGGTCCCGACGCCTCCACGCGCGCGGTGACCGCGCCTACCTTCTTCCGCTGACCCTGCACCGTAGGCTCGCCCGCGTCGAGATAGACGCTCTGCAACTGGGCTTGGAAGCCGAGGCCGACCGTCACCTGGCTGGCCGGCTGGTCGAGCGTGATCTGCCCGAGCGCATTCACCACCCGCGGCGTGATCACCTGCCCGTTAGCAATTCCTGTCACGGTCTGCCCAGCCAGCACATCCAGCCCGTTCACCACCGTGATCGGCTGTGACACCGTCCAGTTGCCCGATGTCGCTGGCTGCACCGTCCCGCCGCCATTGGCCTGGAACGCGCTGAACGGGGTTGTCATTGTCGCATTGATCAGGGTCGGGGACACGATCGACGTGATCCTTGCGATTCCGCCACCCATCCGCAAATCATACCCGGTCAAGCCGGAAAGCACGCCGCTTGAGGCCTGGAATTGCACGATGGTGCTCAAAGTCAGTTGCGCCGAGGCCCCCGAGCCGCCCTCGCTGCCGGCTGGGTCGTAAATCACGAGCTGCGGGTTGCGATAGCCGGATCCTGGGGTCGGGAACGTGATCGCCGTGATGACGCCCCCCACAATGGTCAATGTCGCGGTGGCACCTGTTCCAGGCCCTCCGGCGTCGTTGTTGCCGAGCGGTGCATCTACCACGCTTGCGGTGGCCGCAACGGAATAGCCCGATCCGCCGATCAGATTGGTGACGCCGGAAATCCCGCCATAGGTCGCAGGAATGATCGCCTGCAGCGTCGCGTTCGGGCTCTGCTGCGCAAGGCTCAGCCCGCAATCGACGCACCACACGTCCTCAACCGAGTTCCAAAGGCGCGAGTTAATCCGCTCAATCGTGTAGGTCGAGAGCATCGCGTTAAACGGTCGACTTGCCGCGAGGTAGAGCGCGTCAATCGGCGGCTCGGTCACCGAACAGACGCTGACAAACTGCCCATTGGTGTCGTGCCGCGCCCAGCCCGCAACCTGCTCCTTTTTCTGATAGGTCAAGCTCAATAGAACGCCGTCGTCGCGCACCGCCCACAAAACTTTGAACGGCTCCTCACACCACGCATGTTGCAGGATCGTGTTGTTGATGAACAGGTGAGACGAATTCAGCGTGAGGTCGACGCCAGTGTAGGTATAGTTTGACACATCAAACGCGAAATCGCGATAGGTCGAGCCCTTCGCCTGCACATAAATCACGTCTTGATAGATGCGGATCGGTGGGATGGTCGGAGAACAGCCGTTGAAGCCTTCGGGCTGGGCCTGCTGGCTGGCCGGCGCGAGGGGCTGGGGCGAGAACACGTTGCCCCCGGTGCCGGTCACGAGATAGGCCTCAAGGCCCGTCATCGCGATCAAGCCACCAGTCACTGGCACCATGAATTGAATTCCGTTCACCTCCTCCGACCACGGCGTTCCCGTGATCGCGTCACTCGCGATCGGCGGCGTCCTGGAATCAAAATTCGTGAACGCGCCAGGCTGCGACATGAAATACGTGTCGGGCTGGTTGATCGTCGAGGCATAGGCGCGGCGCTGCTGGAAGTATGCGACGACACCAGGATATGTGCCGGTCTGTGGGCCAACAACAAGACGAGCAGTCGCTCCTGCCCCATCACCAACGACAACGATAGGGTCATTCGGTTGATAACCGCTGCCCGCATCAAGCACGAGATAGGCTGCTACCGCAAAGCTGGAAATAATGGGCTGAATGACCGCCCCAGATCCAGTGGCAGAAGGTACACTGGCCGTCGCTGTCGAATATCCTGAGCCGCCGTTAATTGCCGTTACTCCCACGATTTGCCCTCGCGCAAAAGGATTCTTGTGGGTCGGTGGCACCTGAGAGAAATCCGCGACAATATTGCTGTCAATAAACTGCAAGCCGTAGGCAGATCCAGCATACCCAAACTGAGCAGCTCCAGGGACGGGAAATGTCTGGCTCGGCGTAGCCTTGTAGACGTTGTATTGATTGGCGCCGGCGGCGGCGGACCACGAGACGTAGATCGTTCCTGCCGTGGTGGCTATGTCGACAAAGTTGGCTCCGATCGCAATCGGCGACGCAACGCTCTCTGTGCCGTCGACCATGCTCACCGCTGTGACAGCATAGGCATAATTGGTGTTGCCAGTCCCGTTCGCGATGATATTGGTGAATTGCGGAGGCGACACCGAAGGCGCAGGAACCGCTGGCGAGAAAACCCAATTAGTGTCCGATATTCTTGACAGATCTTGCGGCGGATATTCGGCCCTGGTGTCTTGGTTCACGCAGCAGATCGACATGACGTCAGCCGATTGCGTGAATTTCAAATATTTCAGATCCTGCTCGCTATAGATTGTGGCTGCGGTGTAGATCCGCGATACTGTACCGCCACCGGTCCACGCTCCAAAAAGCGTTCCGTCTACAGAATTGCCGTAGGCATCAAATAGCGAAACGTTTGAACCACTCCCCTGCACAACAAAGACTTGGTTATTGAGCTGAACCATGCCGGTGACACCCTGGACAAAGATCCAGTCTCCAGCAGTCAGGGAATAGCCAGCACTCCAAACCACATTGTAGGTCGCGCCAGCGCCGCTTCCGCTCGTCGAATCCTGGGTCGCGGGGTTAGCCGGCACAACGGTATATGATCCTGCGTTGACAACTGTTAGGTTGTTTGGAGCAAAGATCGCTGAATTAAATGTGGCGCCAGTCCCGCTACCAGTTGTCGAGGCCTGGGTCAGCGTCGCAGAGTTTACTGCATACGATCCGCGGTTGGATAATGCGACAGAACGAATCTTCATCACAAGCGAAACAACCGGGTTCGTATCAGAGCTACCCGATCCAGTTAGTAAGATTGGCTCAGCGCCAAGGTTCGCTGGATTCGTGCTATACGATCCGTTTGATGTGATTGAGTTGATGGCGGTCACGACGTTGGTATTTACCGTGACGTTTAAAGTAAATCTGGTGCCGGCTCCCGTCGTGCCTGTCGCGGAATAAGAACCGTTTGCTAACGTCGCTAAATGGCCGCCAGATACGAGCGTCGCTGACAGAACCTGCGTGCTTGCTACCTGCACGACGGCTTCAGTGAGCGGGCTGCCGCCGGCCAGCGTGATCAGATCACCAGGAGTATACCCGCTGCCAAGAGCATTTGGCGCCAAACTCGCTATCTGAGTATTTGCCACCAAAAATGAAGCCTGGCTGGTGTGCGTTCCACCAGCCACGGTAACCGTATCGCCCGTGACATACGAGGAAGACACGCCGCCAGTGTTCGCCGTCGCGGATAGCGCACCAACAACGTTATTCAGACCAAGAGCAACAGGGTCAGTGTTTGACGCCGATGTGATTTCAAGAGGGCCTTCGGTCACAAAGGCCCCGTTCAGCACCACCCGCATGTAAAAGTTGCCGAACTCCAGGGAGAGCCCCTGGTTGATCGAAAATTGAAATGGGATCAGCCGCGGCGGATAGCTGCGCCCGGTCTGCTTTGAGAGCCCGACCAGCGCCGTCCCGGCCCGGGAATAGGCGCCCCCAGAGTACCGAATAAAGAAATTGCGCATGGTGCTCGCCGCCGCATGCATGCGCGCAAGCGTGACATTGCCGAACAGGCTCGGCGAAACCTCCCCAGTCGTGAACGCCGACGGGCTTATGACCGGTGTTGCCATGGCCTAGAACACGCTCCCGTCAGCCAGTGCTAGGCTGTCATAGCCGCCGCCATAGGTGCCCGGGCCTTCATCGCCGCCGCCCCAGCCGCCGCGGCCTGTGCCCCAGCCACCGCTGCGCCGCGTGCGCATCCAATCCACCGAGATATCGCTCGATGCCATCTGCTCGTTCCCGTCGATGACCCGGGCCTCTTTGATCTTCGCCTTCGCGATCTCTATGTTCTCCTTGCGGAGCTGCAGCGCCTGCTTCGCGCCGACCACGGACATCTTCGCCAGCGGCAGCGCGATCTCGCTCGCCAGATAGGACACGAACGCCGCGCGAAACAGCGGGTCCCAATTGCTGGGATAAGGCAAGAATCGGGTGTAGATGCCGATCGCCTTCTGCACGTTCGACATGATGACGGTCGAGCCTACCGGCGATTCGCCCTGCACCTCGCCGAACGAGGATCCAGGAGGAGACGGATAGTTCGGGTCATTGCCTATCAGGAAGCGGCTCGGCCGCAGCCGGCGACCGACGAAGTTCGGAAGCCCGGTCGCCGTGGTCAACGGGATATTCGTCGGAATCGCGATGTTGCCCGGCGGAGTGCCGGCGTGCTGGTCGTAATTCCAGGGGATATAGCGAAGCTTCATGCAGTCGATCGGATACCGGTAGCAATAAATCCATGGCTCTTGGATATGGTTGCCAACGCCGATCGTGTTGCCAGTCGCGTCGCCAAGCAAGACCAGCGGCGCCTGAGTTCGTGCGAAATCCCACGGACACGCCCTGAGCAACTGCCTCAAGCATTGGCTATAAGCTCGCAAGAGAACTTGCGCCGGCTTTGTACCCTCTTCTAAATCACCGATCGTGGCATCAATGCCAGCGGCATCAAGCGCCTGATTCGCGATGTCGGCTGGCGTCCCACTCATGGCGAGCTCTCCTTTAGATACTTGATCGCTTTTTCAAGTATACCAATGCTATCTCCCAACAAACCAATTCCAGTGTTACACGAATGGCAGAGCACGCCTCGAATTTTACCTGTTTCGTGATCGTGATCAACGCAGGCGGCCTCTCTACGACCTTTCCCGATCGTAAGCGATTTGACATCGATCTGGCAGATCGCGCATCTACCTTCCTGTTTTTCGATCATAGCCAAGAAGTCGGCCAAGGTTATCCCAAATTTGTATTTTAGGCGCCACCCCATCGCGCTGAACCGTTTCTTTTCTCCATTGATGTCAAATCTGCGCTTCCACGATTCGCGCTCTTGAAGTCGTATGCGGTCTGGATTTATCGACCTTTGCGCTTTGACTTTATCCGACGTGCATAACCTGCACGGCTGTTTTATGGATGCTGGGTACTTGCGCCTCTTATCAAGAAAGAAGTCGCATTGATGCTTTGGCTTGAGACACTTAGTGCACTCAATAATTACATGTGATATTCCGGCTTCAGCCATCTTCGATGCTCCTCATCGTTGTGGTTAGAGGGCCGCTCCCCGGTGCAAACGGGTTGTGGCCCTTGTCGTTTTTCTATCCTCGTAGTGCGTCGGCCTTCTCCTCGGCCTGCGCCGCGTCAGCCGCTGCAAATTTCGCAGCATCCATATTGAGCAGAACCGGAGCCAAAAGCCTACCAAGAAGCGCAGACAGCGCATCGACAAAATCGGCTTCCCAGACCTGCGGGTCCGTGACCTGTCCTGTATACACCAATTGGGCGTTCGGTACGTTGGTGAGGATCACCTTTTGGGAGGGGACGAAATAATTGTCGTTCTCGACCGCGAATGGCCTCGGCTGAGGATCGAAATCCATGACGAACATCGGCACCGGCTTGACCGAGCGAACTTTCAAAGCATCCTGAGGATAAGCATACTCGTAACGCCATGGTGGCGGCGGATTGACCGTCCCATCCCACGAACTCGGCGGGAAATAGCCGGAGGCTGGCGCCTGCTTGAGCAGCGTCAGGTTGACGTTCCGTTCAGCAAATCCCCAATCGCCGGCGCGCAGCATCTGATCCCTGGTCTGGGCGTAGATGTCGAGCGCGTACTTGGACGCCTCCGACCCCTCATACAGAGATCCAACGCGATCCCCTTTGTACCCGATCCGGGTCAGGGACAGATTGATGATGTCGGATGGCGAGCTTAGGGCGAGAGGCATCAGCTATCCCTGCTTTCAGCGATCTTTTCAAAAGCGCCACCGCTGGAAAGGTAGCCTTGGGAGACGTCCGGCTTGCCGGCGATCGCCATTGCCAGCTCGGACGCGAGCAGCCGCACCACCGCCTCGCGGAAACCCGGATCCCAGACATTCTCGGTCGGGTTGTTGTTGTAATTCGCCAGCGCGCCCTGGAGGTTTGACCAGATCACCTTGGTCTGTACCCCTCCGACCAGGGTGTTCCCGACCGAATAGGTGGTCGGCAGCGGGTTGTTCGGGTCCGAGATCACCGGTGGCACGAGCTGCCAGATTTGGACGCCGTTCGCCGGGTAGAGGTACTCGAACTGCCACAGCACATTCGCCGGGTTGCCGGATAGCGTCAGCGCGATCAGACGCCGCGCCATGTCCCAGCCAAATTGCCGGCCGACCGTCTGCACGCAGGGGACGTAAAGCTTCTGCAGCGCCTTGCCTGTGGTGGAGTTGTCGAACGTCGGCGCCAACCCGGTGACCAGCGGCTGATTGCCGCCGATCATCAAGATTGCTTGGTTGGCGACGTCGTTAGATGTGACTGGCATCTAACAGGTGATTCCTAAATTTCCTGCGCAGGATCTTCCGCCAGCCCCCGTAATTGTCAACGATCCGGAGATGGATGTTGATCCGACAACTGACATTGAGCCTGAATTGTGGGCGACCGTCGAGCCAAACGTTGCCGAAACCATCATGGCTTTAGCTACGTGGTTGATAAGAACCGGGCTATCAAAGATTGAGTTGACAAACTTCAGGTAGCCATTCCCATTCACGTCATCATAGAAAAGAGACCATGTCGCGCCAGATCCAGCCACTGACAAATCAGTCTCCTCAAAGTAGTTTTCAGCGACAGCCAAGCCAGCAGCATTGGCTCCCTGAACGAATGAGGAAAAAGACGGTATTCCAGTCGAAATCGAGTCAAGCTTACAGCGTACATACCAATTCGACCCAGAGCTAAACACATTTTCTGTGTATCCGGCGATGGTCGTATTGAAGCATAAGCCATCAGTCCCTGCCGTATTAAGTCCCTGTGCACCAAACCACAGCCTGCTGCTGTAGAAGTTGACGAGACAATTCGCACCAACCTTGACCGTTGGCTGCCCTGCACCTGCATTTTGGTAGCCATAGACGCTGATATTATCGAGACCGGCATTCATGCCCCCCGAAGGGCATGTCCCTCCGGTGATATAAAAGGACAAAACGTTAGTATCGGTGTTCGTATGAATGGCGGCACTGTCAATGCTGGCACCCTTGATCCAAACTCCGCCGGAGACATGGATCGTTGATGCAGCCAGATAATTTCCAGGTGACAACCAAACAATGCCGCCAGCATAAGTGCTGTTCAAATAATCAATGTGGCACTGAATCGACGCAGTCGAATCGGTTGTTCCTGTCGGATCGGCTGCGGCGCATCCATGGGCTGCAGAGAGAACGTCGAACAGAGGGATGCCGCCGAAGTAATTGTTGCCAGTCCATGCATTGTTGCCGCTTAGGCTCACACATCCAGCCCCAGCGCCAGCAAAGGTGCCACTGGAATTAGCCTGCACACACTGCGTCGACCCGGTGATGCCAGTGTCGGTCAGGCTGGAGAACGATCCAGCGGCAGGCGTGGTGCCGCCGATCGCGGGCGGCGTCGCGGCATTCGCCGTGGCAAAGGTGCCGAAATTCACACCATTGACCTTCAGGCAAGTAAAGACGCCGGTGGATGGCACCACCGTGCAGTCGCCACCAGCAGTGAATCCTCCGAACACGCCAGCGTTGTTGTAGAGGATCTGCCCGCTTGAGCCGCCCACCACAGCGTTGAGCTGCTGTCCGACAATCTGCATGTTGGAGCCGAGCGTGATCGCCCCCGTAACTCCGCCGAGCGATGACACGCCAGCCGTCGCCGAAACCGCAATCTGACCTGGCGTCACGTAATTGATGGCGCCAGTCGAGTTATTTTGGATCGGTATTTTGTCGTTGTTCGCATCCGGCGCGCCGCGAGCTGGCAGGCTCGGGATGGTGAACGCCACAGGGTTGCCGGGGGATGCCGATGGATTGCCGACCAGCGTGGCAGCGCCGTTCGAGCACCCCGCGAGGTTGCCGCTCGTCGTGCTCCAGCACGGGAAGACGCCCACCACGGTCGGCGCGGTGTAGGTGGCGATCGCCGTTCCGCTGCCGCCGCCGAGACAGAACGGAGCCCCATTGACGTTGAAGCACAGCGGCTGCGCCGTGGCCGTGCCACTCGCCCCGGTCGCGATCAGCGCGCCGCCCTGGGCATTCGGCGAGAAACACAGATAATGGTTGTTCGGCGCCGGCCCGTCATATTCACAGTTGATCGTGCCGAGCGGGCCAGTGCCTTGACCAGGATACGGCCCAGTCCCGGTGCCGCGGGCCACCATCAGAAGCTCGGAAAGCCCCATGCCGGCCGTCGGAGAGCCGGCTGCGCCACTGTCCTGCACGATCGGCTGGCTCATGCCCTGTCCGACGTACATCGGCGCGTGGCCCGGCACCCATGGCCCGCCCTGCAGGATTGAGGACTGCCCAAAAGCGGAAGCCGCCGAGGCCAGCAAGGCCACGGCGGCGCAGATCGAACGGACGAAACGCGTCATATTCCCCACCCCAAGGTCTGATTCGCAATTATTCGACGATGGCGCCCGGCGTGAGCTGCCGGTTGGCAGTCGATCCTTGGGCAGCCATGGCCTTTTCGTGTTCGTGTTCAGCGTTAAACTCGGCCGTCTCGGTCGCGGTCCGCTGCTCGCGCGCGACTGCGGATTGCTCCGCGATCTGCCCGCGCTGGGTCGCCGCTTCCGCCTCGATGCGCTCGGCTTCCTCGCGCTGGGTCCGGAGCGCGGCTTCCCGCTCTTCCTCGCTGGCCTGGGCCTCGGCGCGCTGCTGCGCCTCGATCTCGGCCTGCCTGCGCCGGTCCGCGGCCAGGGCGTCCGCCTCGGTCCGCTGCTGCGCCGCAACGCGTGCATTGTCCTCGGACAGCAGGCGCGCGCGCTCGTCGGCCTCGGCCTTCGCCGCATCCTCGGCCTGCCGCTGGGCCTCGACGGTCCGGCGATGGTTCAGGTCGGCCAGGTAGGACTGCGCGAGCTGGTAGCCGGGCGTCAGAAGCTCGACGAGCTTGTTGAACTGGTCGTCGTTGAGAGTGAAGTAATCGCGTGGCAGCGGCATGGGTAGTCTCCTATTCGTTGGCTTCGTTCTCGACGGAGATGCGCTGGATCTGGATTTCAACCCGAACCCGCTCCTCACCCCCCTCGACCTGCTCAGATGAGCATGACGTGACAACGCCGAAGGCCCGCATATCGATCATGTCGCCGATGTCAGGTTTCGACAATCCGAGCTTTTTTAGCTCCTTGTCGCAAAACGTGATGCGGAGACCATAGGGATAATCCGGCCGGTCGCACGGGATCGGCGAGCAGAAGTCGAGCTTGTCTTCGTCGTCGAGCTCCATCGACACCATTTTGGACCAGCCGGCCATGGGCTACGCTCCTGCCGGCGCGGCGGCAACCGGGACGCCACCGGCGGCGGGAGCGGCGGGCGCATCACCGGATCCCGGGGCCGGCGCGGCCTGGCTGGCCTGGGCCTCCTGCATCGCGGCGGCCTCCTTCAGCTCCTTCTCATGGCGAGCGGCCATCTTACGGTGCTCTTCTCGGTGCGTACCGTGCATGTCGCGGCGCTCGGCCTCGTGCCTTTTATGGGCAGCCATCATCGGCGACATCTCGCCGCCGGCCGGCTTCTCCTCGCCGCCCTTCGGCTTGGACTCGGCCTCCTTCTTGGGCTCGGGCTTCTTCTCGCCCTTGCCCTTGCCGTACATGCCGCGGAGACCGCCCTTTTTCTTCTCACCTTCAGCCATGGATCAGTCCTTCCGTTTGTAGGGCAGCCGCGACTTCCGCGCCGCGCCCATTGCGTTCTCCGCGAATCGCGCCTCTTTGCCGAGCTTGCCGGGCGCATCGGCCTTTTCCTTGGCGAACTCGCGCGTGGTCTCGCCGGCGGCCTCGGCCTTCTTCTTGAAGGCGCCAGGGTGCTTCGAAGCGCCCTTCTTGATCCAGTCAGCCATCGGACTTGCCCTTGTACATGTCGCGCAGCTTCTTCGGCTTCTTCTTCTCCGGCAGCTTGCCGCCCGGATCGGCGTCGGCGAACTCCTTCGCCGCGCGCCCTTCCTTCGTGTCCTTGTCCTTGTTCGCAAACGCCCAACGGCGCTGCGCTTGCGAGACTGGAGGCATATCAGTTCATCGTGTAGTGATACCACGTCGCCGTGCTGGCGATGTAGGTAAAGCACATGCGAACGTTGGCGGTGCCAGCGGCAGGAACGGCAAGTCCACCGATTGTCTGCCCGGTATTTGCAGCAATCGTGACGGCCGTCTGCGTTTGGGTGCTCACGATGCACACGCGCTGCCCATCGCTCGGATTGGGTTCCATGGTGAACGTGCCGGTGGCGAGCGTGCCGGCCGGGTTGATCATCATCAACGAGGTGTGGTTCGGAATGGTGATCGCGAAGCCGGTCAGCGGCACCTGGAACGAATACTGCTCCAAGCCGCCGACCCAACCCGCGTTCCCGTAAGTGCTGCGCGCCGAAGCGATGCCTCCGGGGATGATCTGGACCTGGTCGGCCTGCCCGATCGCCGAGACCAGCGGATTGGCGGACTGCGCCATCGCGGCGAAGCCCAGGCCGGCCATGACAGCGGCGATTCCCGCGGCGAGGATACCCTTGTGAATGCGCATAGCTCTCTCCTTCAGGCCCTGCGGCCGTTAACCCAAGATCCAGTAATTGTAGACCGAAACGTCGGAAGTGCTGCACTTCACAGTGAAGCCCGTACCGACGGTGAGGGCGGACATGTAGACCGCAGCCGTGGCCGCGCTCGTCGCCGACTTCAGCGACGTGATGACGACCGAGTTGGTGGTAACCGCAGCAGCGGGCACCACAATGGTTCCTGCCGATGTGCAGGTGAACGTGCCGCCGGTCGCGCGGATCGCCGAGGCCTGCGGGCCGGCGTTGAAGTCGATGAAGCCGGGCACGACAACCGGCGACGTCTGGATTGCTCCGAACCCGCCGGTCTGCGCCAGCGCGGCGCCAACGCCCATCAGGATGGCGATCGCCAGAAACCCAAGAACCTTCTTCATCACCATCTCCTCAGATCAGTTGCATCGCCAGCGACTCGGCAGCTCCGCCGGTCTCCGACAGTCGATAGTTGATCACGCCGGCGCCCAGCGCCGTGCAGTTCCAGCGGTACAGCACCTGCTTCTCCGGCTCGCCAAAGGTCAGGTTCACCGGCGTGCCGGCGTTGTAGATCGCCAGCGTCCCGCCGCCCCCGATATTGCACACCAGCCAGGTCTGGCCGCCGTCAAAGCTGCGCTCGAGCTGGATCGATCCGGTGAAGTTCACCCCGGCCCCGGTGAAGATCGCGGCCGCGTCAGCGCCGGTCGCGGTGATCGCATTGCCGTTCCTCACGAAGCTGAAGAAATTGAAAGCCTGCTGCTTGAACGCGGTCAGCGGGGTTGGCGGGTTCGACAGCGTCACGATGCCGTCGACGCCCGGCGTCAGGCTGGTCGGGTCGACCTTCTCGCGCATAACACGCAGCACCGTGGTGCCGACAGGCACGCCCAAGCGCGGATCGGCGGAAACCAGTGCGCCGACCAGCGACGCCATCGTCGGCCCGCCAGGCGCGTTCGCGATGGTGACGTTGCCGTCAACACCATCGGCGCGGCCGCGCAGCGTGATCGGCGGCACGGCCAGCGTCACGACGGTGCCGGCCAGCACGCCGACCGTCGTGCCGCGCGGGACGTTGACGCTATTGATCGCATATCCCGCCGCGATCCCGGTGGCCGATGCCACGCCCGCGGTCAACGACCCTGCCGTGGTGGTGAGCGAAGCCAGGACCGAGCCCCATGCGGCGACGTTCATCGGCCCCCGGAAGGCAAACGGCTGCGTTGGCCCGACCCCGACAATCGTGCCGGTGACCACCGCATTGGCTTGGTCTCCCGCGGGGGGGAGACCAGAGCCGCCGACGCCTTCGGGAGCTGCTTGACCCATCCGTTACACCGTCTGCTGGGCTGGCGGCTGAATGGTGCCGAGCACGTTTACGGGCGAGAACTTGCCCTTCGCCGTGTCGTTGTGCACCCGCAGCGGCTCGTGGGCCGGATCGCCGGTGGTCTGCGGCGCCTCGTCCTCATAGGCCGGCATCGGGCCTTCCCATGCGGGACGCTCCGGCGTGGCCTTGCGGATGCCGGAGTTGATCGCGGTGTTGCGCACCACCAATCCGCCACGGGTGATGCCGAGATCGTCCTCCTTCGGCAGACCGTTCTCGACGCCCTTGACGCCGTGCACCGAGCCGACCGAATCCTTGAATGCGGTGAAGATCTCCTTCGCCACGTCGTTGACCGGCACCATGGCGTCGTTCGGGACGCCCCAGAAATCGATCTCGGTCGGCCGCGCAACGTGATCGGAACCGCTCCACATCGGCTCGATCAGCCGCTCGTTGAGCAGCACCTTGTTCCGGAGCTGATAGGTCGGGACCTTCTTCTCGGCGCGCGCCGCGATGATCAGCTTGGTCATCCGCTCGCGGGCCTGCTCACGCTTCATCAGCACCTCGGGCGCGACGCGGACCTTGCCGGTGCCCTGCGTGGTGAGTTCGGAGATCGCCAGGGCGAGCGCCTGCATCTGGCTCATGTCGTTGGCTTCCGGCGCGGTGCCGGCAATGGCACGCGCGGCCTGCAGCTGCGGGATCAGCGAGGCGATTTGCTCCTGCACCGCGGCCTGCACCGCGGCCTGAAACGATGGTGAACTGGTCATCTCGGCTTCGATCGTGGCGCGAGACTTGCGTCCCGCCTTGCTCTTTTGGGCAACTTCTTCGGTCATAACCATTGTCCCTTACGGATAATGGGACGCCGATCATCGGCGTCCCCGAGATGGACCGCCTGTTACGAGACGGTGAAATTCCGCGGCTGCTGCGAGGCGAAATAGTCGTCGCGGCTCATCACCACCAACGCGGAGGCGATCGTACCGGCCGTGAACGCACCGGACGGATCGGCGCCGCCGTTCGACACCGGCGAGAACAGCAGGCGAAGGAAGCGCGGGCGCAGGTTGACCGGGAACGGCGGCAGCCAGGGCAGGCGGGCAATGACGGTACCGGCCGCGCCCTGTGCCAGGGTGATGCCGTCCTGTCCGCCCAGGTTGACGAACGAGGCGTTGGTCGGCGTCCAGTTGCCGGCCGCGCCAGGATCGGGCGCGCCCTGCAGCTTCACGTTCAGCGTCAGGCCCGCCGCGCCAGCGAGCGCGGTGCCCACCGTGACGTTGAGTTCGGGTCGTTGGTTGCCGACACCCATCGCATCGGCCTGGCCGAAGTTCGTGGTGTTGCCCCAGATCTGCCCTGCAGCAGCGGGGTTGACGCCGACACCGGCGCCGAGCAGGTCGATGATCTGGGACGACGGAATGGCGACGCCGGCCGCGCCGACCAGGGACAGCGGCGCGCCCAGCGGGACGAAGGCAAGAAGTGCATCGGTGATCATAGGCTCTGTTCCTTTCAGGCCGGTTGAGCTATCAAGATACTCGACACACCGGAGGGCCGATGAAGCGGGTACCAGAGCGAGAGGCCGCACGTGCGGCGGGAGAACGATTCTACTTCACCGGCAAACCGTGCCGAAACGGGCACATCGTCAAGCGATACACAGCCAATGGCCTGTGCTCGACCTGCGCCGTGCGCAACACGCTGAGTTCTGCAGCCAAGCGACCAGAGCATCCGAACCGTGTCGCGGCGCGCGCGGTCGGCGATCTGCATTACGCGACCGGCAAAGCCTGCAAGCACGGCCACGACAAGCGTTTCGTCTCGAACGGCATCTGCGTGCAATGCTCGATTGACCGATGCAAACGATGGAACGACCGAAACCCCGGCCATATGGCCGCTGGCGCGCGACGCCGACGCGCAGCCGACCCGACCGGCCATCGCGCCGAGGTCAAGCGGTGGGCGGACAAGAATCCGGAGCGAGTGAAAGCTGCGATGAAGGCTTGGCGCGAAGCCAATATTGAGCACGTTAGGGCCAGCCAAGTGATCATCACTCAAAACTACCGCGCGCGACGCAACAGCAACGGCGGAACCTTCACGGCAGAAGACATTGCCGAGTTGCGCATCCTTCAAAAGGGAAAATGCGCGTGGTGCCGACGAAAGACCAAGATGGAAGTCGACCACATCAAGCCCATCCTGCTCGGCGGCAGGAATGACCGTCCCAATCTTCAACTGCTCTGCCGGCGATGCAACGCCAGCAAAGGAGCGAATGATGCGATGGAATGGGCTCGTAAACATGGACGACTTCTCTAAGTCCTTGATTAGACCACTCGATTTTCTGTGGTCAAAAGTTGGTCGCTAATTTTGATCGGAATTCCGTTGATCCCGTCGCAGGGCTTGCCGGCGTAGTCCTCGAGCCGGAGCAGCACGTTCCGGTCGCGCATGGCCTGTACGTCCATCCAGTGCCGGCCGGTGCGGTTGGTGTAGATCACGGGCCGGATGCCCGGTGCCGGATCATCCGGTGCATCGACTTCGGTGATGCCGGACGACTCGGACGTCAGGGTCGGCGGCAGCAGCAAGAGCTGGCGAATGCCGGCGAAGATGTCGTAGGCATTCGGCCCTGCCAAGCCGGCGTTGGTCACGTCGAGGTTGGCGACGCGCGCGCAATACCGCCAGTCGATCGGCACGATGCCGATCATGTGCCGGAACCACGAGGTATAGGCCTCGAACCGGTTGCCGAGCGAATCGAAGCCCGGAACCGTGTCGCCCTTGTCCTCCATGGACAGCCCGGCCTTGGTCGACCGCGGGTAGAGGCCGTGGAAGGTTCGCGCGCCGTGGCACAGCAGCCAGATCGATGTGTTCGAGTTGCCGGTGCCGCCGCCGTCGATCACGTTCGCGGCGTTCTGCGCGTTCGCGGTCGCAACGGTGTTGTAGAAGGTCGAAAGGCCCTGGAACTGTGCCGGGTTGACCGACGTGTTGCCGTACCATGCGGTCTGTTCGACCGTCTGCCCCATGCCCTCGAGGAACGCGACGTCCTCGGTTTCACGGAAGCGCTCGGTGTTGCCGCTGCCCTCGGCGAGCAGGCGGTCGACCTGGGAATAATCCTCCAGCGTGCCGAGGCCGACGCGGGACTTCGCGGTGGTCGACTTGCTGTAGGGGACGCCCTGGTTGATCTGGCGCCAGGAGCCAGCCGGGATCGACGTGCGGAACGCGAACTCGTGCCCGAACATCTCGCTCGACTCGACCATATACAGGTCTTTCGCCAGCGCGATGGACTGCGAGAGCATTTCCGCGATGACATGCATGTCGCCGGCGGGATCGGTGCGGGTGGCCACATCCGAAAGTGTTGGCCATTGGCCAGTTGCCATGTCAAGCTCCTAGTGTCGTGGGCACTACTGGCGGCCCTGGTTGGAACGATAGAGACCGCGCAGGCCACGACCCTGCGGCTTTCCGATGTCGGCGGGAGGACGCGGCCCTGGGGGCGGCATCGGCGCCTCGTCGTAGATTCGCGCCGCGTTGTGCAGCAGGCGCAGAAATTCGGGGTGGTCGCCGACGCCGGTGATGGTCAGCATCTCGTCGAAGGCGTCCCGCCGCCACGCTGGCACCAGGAGATCGCGCATCCGCGCCACCGCGCCCATGCTGGTCTCATATCCTGCACCGCCGAGCTCTTCGTCGGCCATGACCTGGGTCTGCCAGCCCTTGCGGGTCTCGCCGAACTTGGTCCATTGGTCACGTGCCAGGCTGTCGGCGTATTCCTGCATCGACTTGTTGTGCAGGTCGATCAGGCCTTGCGCGCCCTTGGACGGGTCGGCGCGGAACGCATCGAGCGCAGTGTGCAACTCGGTCTTGGCGGTGTCGTCGAGCTTGATGGTCTCGGGCAGCGCGTATTCGTAGACCACCGGTTCGAGCTTGACCGGCTCCGCAGCTGCAGCGGCGGCATCGACGGCCGCAGCCGCGGGATCGGCTGGCTTTTCGGCAACGGGCGCAGCGGCCGCAGCGGCCGCAGGCTTCTCGGCAGCCGGCGCGGCGGGCTTCTCCTCGACCTTCGGAGCGGTCTTGGCCTTCTCGGCATCGAACTTCTGCAGCAGCGTGGGTTCAACGACAGGCGCTGCCGGTGCTTCGGGGGCGGCTTCCGGCGCGGGAGCAGCCTCGGGCGCGGCCGGCGCGGCGGGCTCAAGGTTGGCCGCCGGAGCCGCAGCAGGGGACGCTGCTACGGGCTCCGGCGTCATCCCCTCAACCACGGTCGTGGCCGCGGCTGACTCGTTTGGCTCACCAGCCATTATTTTGTCCCTTTTTGAAATCGCGGATCGTTCTCTCGGAGCATCGCGAGGTATTCGTCAGGATGGCGCGCCATCCATGTGTCGGCCATCCGGCGGCCCCATTCGCTCTCGCCGGCCTGAAACCATGTCGCCTCGGGCTGGGGGAAGCCATTCGGACCGCACGCGAAGCGCACCTCGAACGCCTTGCTGTCACGCAGCAGGGCATACATCTCGCGGCGGCCGAGCTCGGTGGCGAAGATGGCCTTCCAAAACCGCTCGGAATCGCGCTCCTGAAGCTTCTTCGATCGGCGCCGGCCCGCAACCTGCTCGGGGTCGCCAGCGTCGAAGAAGAGAGGTTCCTGGTCTTGCGGTGCATCTTCATCACTCAATGCGCCACCGTCCCGTCAGGGACATAGAGGGAGCCTGTCTTTCGCCATCCGGTGGGAACCGTGTCGCGATGCGGGGCGGGCTGCGCTTCCGGAAGGATCGTCCCAATCTTCCCGGTCGCTTTGGTGCG